ATTTTAGAACAACCGCAACCTATTGCTAATGAATGGGAACCTACTGATGCAAGTGTGGTTGCTTGGATTGATGCAAGCGATACTACTTCTTATACTACATCAGGTTCAACTTTAACAGCCGTTACGGATAAAGCAGGTACATATACCATGTCAATTGGTAATACACCTACTGTTGTTACTAATGGTCTTAATAGCTTAAATGTATTTGATTTTGATGGAAGTGGTGAATATTTGCAAAGCACAAGTTATTCAGCACAAACAGATGGTAGTGGAAATCATTGGGCAGTTGGAGTATTTTTAGCAGACTTTGTCGATGCGGATAAAGATTCTTTCTGGTCTTATGAAACAAATACTTCAATAAGTACCAAAAGAGATTATGCAATATCATCAGGCGGTGGAGGTTCAAATACTTGGCCAGGTGAGCTTGACTTAGATACAAACAACGTAACTAACAGAATAAGTTCTACGATTGGTAATTTACAGGATTGGACTTTACAAAGTGTCTCAATTGATAACTGGGTTATTGTTTCATGTTGGTTTAACAAAACAGGTAATCAAATAGGTAACCGGGTCAATGGTAATAACGCATATACTCCTGTTAATGACTATGATAATTCAATTCAGACTAACCAAGAATTAAGGTTAATGAGGAATCGCGCATCTCAAGAATTAGATGGTCGCTTGGCAGAATTTTTTACAGTTGCTGATATACCAGGAACTGGCGGAACGGATCTTACAGATTTAGAAAAAGGTGAAGGGTATCTTGCGTGGAAATGGGGACTAGTTTCTTCTCTGCCATCTGGGCACCCATATAAGAATTCACCTCCAACTGTTTAAAACAGTTGACATGATATATAGATAAAATAATTTCCACTAGTGGCTTATAGAATAGTACTAAGACAGGATGTTGCAGCGAATTGGACAACTAACAATCCAGTTCTTCTAAGTGGTGAACTCGGATTTGAAACCGATACCAAAAGAATCAAACTTGGTAATGGTTCGGATAGATGGAATGCTCTTCCATATTATCTAAGAGCAGGATTCTATGGGCATTTTTATGATACCACCTTTCAGCAAGTGGGTGCTACTGGGGAAGCTTACTATATTAGATGTAATACAACAAACATTTCTGAAGGAGTTTATGTAACTGGAGCTACCGCTGGCCCATCTGGTGCTACTGGAAACTTTAGATATGTGGTTGAAAATCCTGGTGTATATGAAGTAAGCTTAACTGGAAACCTTAAACAAACTTGCGGTACTACTGGATCTACTGGATCGGTTCCGAGTCTAACTTACGTTTGGTTATCTAAAAATGGTACGGATGTAACTTATTCGTCTCAGAGTATTCAAATGTCTGGCAGTACTTCTAATCCAGACTATATTGATATTAACTTTAGTTACCCAGTTAGCATGTCTGCTGACGACTATTTAGAAATCAAATACGGTAGCGATGATTGTACATCAATGGCATTCGAACCTGCTACTGCAGATTCTGCTAGACCTTGGGCAAGCGTTCCTTCTGTATCAGTAGCTATCAGTCAACTTGGATAGTCTTTGAACGACTACCGGATCCTTAATAGATTTTCCTGATAACGTATTAAAGGTTTCTTCGTTAACCATTATTACAGAGGTGTTAATCCCGCTATCATAATTTCTAAATGCACCATTATCCCAATTGGCTTTAAGGTGCATAGACATCTCATCACCCTCTTTCAGGTAAAGGGTGTCCTTATCGGTTGTGACAATTGAAAATTCAGAAACCTGGATTAGGTTGGACGAAAATACCTTTTGTTGTCCACAAGCAGCAAGGAGAACTGACGTTGCTGCAATAAAGAATGTTTTTTTCATAACGATGATCTCTTCAAAAATACATCATCAATACGAAAATAATCCGATGAAGTTTCGATTTTTATAGGTTACAGCCTGTTGGATTCTTGAACTTAGCTTCCGTTCCGGCACCTGCAGAGGTATTATATCTGTCTTTCCACCACTTTGCTTGTCCGTTTAAATCCGATGGAATTGATTTATTGACTACAGTTACCTTGTTTGTCTTCCGGTTGTATTTATAATCCCTCATTTTGATTTCAAGGAAAAGTCTACATGCAAGAGCATTGTATAGTGGTTTTGATAAACTTTCATATGGGGTCATATCCCAATTTAGACCAAGATCTGTTTTAATCTTGTTTTTCCCGTCTTCCAAAAGTTTCCTGATAACGTGATTTCCTTGTGGTTTTTGCCCCTGATAACCTATCGATCTCAAAGCTGTGTTTTTATCTAATTGGAAAACCCCTTTGGTTATTCCTGGTCTCCTGTATGTGTTTGGGTTAGTCCCGTAGCAGCTTTCAACAGCGGCCAACCTTTTCATGAATGTCTTCACATTGTTACCGTCTCCAAAGACCTCAGCAACGACGTCGATTGCTTTTTCAATTAGCGTCTTAGCTTTTTCCCCTTTCAGATACTCTGAATATTTAGTAGCTTCCTTGCTTATTTCAGGATTTGCCCTCATAGCATTCCACTCGTCATCAGTTATACCTGCTGAAGATTTTATGGATTCCACTTCCGATTCGTTAAGCGAGTTTCCTATAAAGGATCTGAAAGATTTGATATTGTCCATTTTGCTATTTAAGTTTTGCTATATATTCGAATTAATCTATTCTGTATAGATTCATTTGTTTAATTATTTCGTTTGCTATTTTCTTATGCCCCTCTATCTCCAAATGGCAAAGAAAATCTGCGCAATCTTCTTTTTCTATAGCCCATCTAGTTTCAATAATAGTAGCTTCTGAGATGCAAGAAAGTGAATCTTGATAATTCCTCTTTATATTAGCATACATTTTCCACTTAGAGCTAGTTGAATTTAGGACTTTATCTGGTGATGTTCCAGTAATGATTACTGGCTTTATTCCATATTCTTTGCATAGATCTATCATGACATTGTAGTTAGAAAGAATCTGTGAAGATGGAATTCCAATGGATGCATCGTTTCCCCCACCAAAGATGAAGCAATAGTCGTAGGTTGAATCTACATTTTCAACAAGTTTCCTTTTCATCCAACCTGTTGTTTTACCCTCAACCGCTGTGTTTGTAATTTTTATTCCAGTCCATTCAGAAAGGAAGGACTGCCACCCTTTAGAAAATGCTGAGTGTGAATCACCCACTAGGAGTGCTTTTTTGTTAATAAGAATCTCTGGACAATCAGACTCGATTATCACAGTATCTGCCAGGGAAATTCCTTCTTGTGGGTCTGAGGGGACTTCAGGTCCGCTCAGTGCAAAAGCTAGAGCTATTCCTCCCATCAAAGAAGCCACCATGTAAAATAAATCTTTATTCTCAATCACTCTCTATATAACCTACTTGAGCTTGGCTAGAGAGTTGTTATTAGTTCTTCTGTGAAATAGCTTATTTACCGTTGAATTGATCTTTTCACATCTTAATACCTGGAAAGCTCCAAGTACTAATGTAATGAGTGCCCAAATGGTCGGGAAAAGAATCAAGCAACAAGCCCAAGCTAAAACACCGACTACTCGAGGTAAAAGAAAGTCAGGATTTAAGAATCTCATTCTTTTTCTTGTTGTTCAAATAATCCAAGGCTGCTTGTCCCATCCATTGCATCGGATCAACTGAGTCCGGATCATTTTGTCTACCTCCCTTTGCCATAATAGGCTCGGGGGAACCGTGTGATGCCTTATTTAATCTCTCAAGTTTGTCCGAAATTGCCTTTAAATACTCTGAATTCTGATGCATAATTTTTTCTTAATTATTTATATATCCGTTTTCCTTTAGATATCCTCGTATGACAAAGAAAACAAATATAAACGAGTAGAGTAAGAGAGTTATACGCATCATTATGGAAAGTCCTCTAAGAATATTATCGACAATCCACATGGCTAATAAAGTGGTGTTTTAGATGTTATTCCTTACAATTTCTATTGCATCTTCGAGGGATTTCCAAATAACCATATCAGGTTCTTCCTCTGACTGGATAGCCAACAGCATTTTTCCATCGTCGGATTTTCCAACAGCTAAGGTCCCCAAGCCCTCACAAATAATTGGGTAAGCTTGGTTTTTTTCGAGCTTATCGAATATTTCCTGGTAGTCAAAGTCGTGCCAGTCAAAGTCGAATGCTTCTTGGTATTGTTTGCTAAATTCTGCCATTTTATTTCTTTCCTTTATATGGTTTAACTAGACATGTTGGACATATGTACATCATGCTTAAGCCGAGAGGTATTGGCTTACTGCACAATTTGCATTTATTCCAGTCTTCCTTATTATCTTTCATTGATAACGTGCATTTTTTCGACCCCCTTGTTTGATATAACTATGTACAGCCCCTTTAGATCTTGGTATGGTATCTCACTGCCTTTATAAACTAGATTTCCCCAGAAATCATAAACCGAATAATGGCCGGGTAATTCGTTTTCATCTATGGAGACTGTTGAATTAACTACATTAAAAGTCCACTGAGCCCTCTGGGTTCCTATTAATTGACCGTTCCGATAATCGTCAATTTGGAATCCGGTAGCATACTTACCTAACGTGGAAGGTATCCAGCTAATACTGTCATTGTCAACATGCATGGAAAGTTGTGAATACACTTGGGGAACAAATACACCATTGGCATATCCATAGTGAAGATCGGTTTGGCTTATCTCCACTACATCACCATCCAGCTCGTTTAGAAAACAATTGATAACACCCCATACAGGTTTCATTGTATTCCTTGTGCTAACCTGCTGATTAATTATAAAAGGAACCCTAGCAAATGGGGTAGAGTTATTTGGTATATGCCAATAATCTACAGAGATGATAAATTCTGAATTCATTGAATTTGTGGAATTGTCTAATCCCGCCCAGCAGCAATTTTTGTAAATAAACCTATACTTATTAGAATCTAAGTCAAGATAGTCGGAGGTGTAGTTCACAATATTCTGTCCTTGGAATGGGATTGGGAGCGAACCCATTGTGAGGGTAACAGTCCCGTTTTGTACATACCAACCCACCGAATTCATTTCCCATTTTTCCACCGTGATACTATTGGGTGGTGTTATCCCTTGGCTATCTGCGATAAGCCAAACCCCTATTGCTGTTGAATCTTGTGAGGTTTGTGCTACCGAGATCATACCCCCCATAAGGTGAGTAGCTTGTGCAGATGTTGTTATGATGATCCCTAGAAGGATCGGGAGTATATTTTTCATTGTTTTTGGTTTAGTTGCTAAGGGGAGCTTTAATTGTTTCGTGGCATTCATACCCATCGAGGATGAAATCTTTGGGTCTAAGTATTGGGATAATGCTTCCGAAGTCTTTAGGATCAACATGGTCCTTAATTAAGATTTTTGGTAATTCATAAGGATTCCTACGGATCTGTTCTTCTGCCTGTTTGATGTGATTTCTATAAAGATGTACATCTCCCAAATTACCAACTAGTTCATCAGGTACCATATTAACCTCTTTTCCGATGATTATTAGCAATAGGGCGTAACTAGCAATGTTAAAAGGCAAACCTAAAAAGGTGTCTACTGATCTTTGATTCCACATAAGGGAGATAGTTCTTCTAGGAAACCCCCTTTCATCCAGATCCTCGTGATAAAGATTTTTTGCATAACTTTTATCCTTGCCCTCATTTTTAGACCAAACTTCCCTTCTTTCGTTGAGGTCCATTTCTCTTGTATAAACTTGAAATCCATAATGACAAGGCGGAAGAACCATATAACCCAGCTCACCTACGTTCCAAGCATTAACCATCAATCGTCTTGAGTCTGGGTTTGTTTTAAGGTCGTTGATTAGGTTTTGGATTTGGTCTACATTACAATCTCCACCTCCACAATAGTATTCCCAATCTCTCCATTGTTTACCATAGATAGGTCCTAACTCACCCCACTTCTTAGCAAACTCATCATCGGTTTTGATTTTGTTGATGAATTCTTCTTTATCTAACTTAACCCTATCTATTTTGGGGTGTGTTGATTTTAATTCCCCAATAGGAATTTCCCATTGATGCCAGCAATGTTTTTCATACTTTTTATACGCATCACCGTTCCAAATGTTACAGCCATTGTCAACCAAATACTTAATGTTGGTATCTCCCTTCAAGAACCATAACAATTCAGTCACCATAGTTTTGAATGCCATTTTCTTAGTGGTTAGCAAAGGAAAACCATCTTGCATGTTATGACGGATTTGTCTTCCAAATACTGAAATAGTCCCGGTCCCAGTTCTATCTGATTTTTCTACTCCATTTGAAAGTATATCATTCAGTAATTCTTGGTATTGTTTATCTATATTATTCATCTTGGTATCTTGATTTTACTCTTTCCGAAATTGGTATGGGGTCGTTATTTTCGTCTATCCTTACAAATTTTATTTTGGTGGATAGAATAACTGATTGCTGTCCTGAATAAACACTATGTGCTCTGGCCTCCAGATAAAGTGTTAGCGAGGTGTTACCAATATCACTGACTTCCCCATATATTTTAATTAGCTGACCCTCTTTAGCGGGTCTTTTGAAAATACATTCATCTATTTTAACAGTGACCATTCTTGGGGTATCACAAACTTCCATTGCCATTGCAGCACCAGCTGCATCTAGCCAAGCAAGAAGTTTACCACCAAAAAGGTTTGCATGAAATCCAAGGTCAGACTTTTTTATTGGGTGTGTTGATATTAATTCCATTAGATTCTTTGTGGGAATTGACCCTTTATACAAATAATATATTGCAACTCACTATTGGGGCTTTCTAAAAGAGGAATACTAAATTTCAAATCGCTAGGCAAATCCCTTTCATATTTGACACCTTCTGGCAATTCCCTCCCAAGTACTACACCGAGTGCCATATATTCTTTGAACTCCAATTCTCTCCCGTCGCAAGGTAGCCAGTCTTTAGGGGTGTAGTTATTACTAAAAAGTATTATTTGTCCTAAGTAAGCTTCCATTACTTTTCAAATATTTTAATTTTTGCATCAACCTCAGTTAGCTCCGACCAGGTACCCATATAGGTAACCGCTCTTACCTTACGATTATCTATCCATACGTATTCCTGTCCATCTTTTATCCTTGGTTTATCCATTACCAACGAGTGATATAGAAATCCATTGTCATGAAGCCACTTCTCAGTAACTTCTCTGTCCTTCTCCTCTCTGGCTGTAAAGAAGGTGATTGTGTTTCCCTCCTCGTGCCACTTATTGATAATATCCAAAGCATCTTCATGTGGCTTTGCATATGGGTAGAGGTGACTATCCTCATTTTTAATGTCCTCACAGACGGTTCCGTCTATGTCTATTAAAAAAATTTTATTCATCTTCAGATTCTTGTCCAGATTGTCTTGCGAGTCTTAATGCTATTCCAATAATCCCTCCCGCAGCAAAATAGCCTGCAAAAGAGTCAAAGACCATTGGTGTCCACAATCCTATAATAGCTATGATAATGGAATGACCATATTTTGTGATTTTTATCATTTAAAGATCCTTCCCAGGGTAATTAGCTTTATAGAATCCCAATACCCCAATTCGTATCCCCATAATTTTCTTTCACTTAGGTCATCATATACTTTCCATAGATAGTTCCTAATCCAAAGAAAATCCCACCAATCAACAGACAGTTCCTGGATTGTTGTTTTGTTTGGTAACCTAAACTCAAATGCTAAAAGGGAGTAATATCTTAATTTGAAATTGATTGTAAAAATGCTAAACCCCCAACTTTCTTGCTGGTCACGTAGCAAAAGGGTAAACAGGCTGAAACTTAAGTTCCAATTTCTTGTTTTCCATGAAATTTTCTCTAATAATCTTTGAAGCATAATTAAGGAAGTTGATCCTTAATTTAAACAGCAAAGGGGCCTAAAAGTTTCGATTAAGCTAAGTTAGAAAGATCCTCAATATCAAACTTGCTCGAGTAAGCAAGTGCATTTCTATATGCTCTGCTACTTCCTATGTTTTTACCCCAACCAGCATTTGCATTTACCGCAGCACCTAATGCTTTATCAAATTCTGTAAAGTCATTAGGATCATTATTTCCAAATTTCCTTTTGGAGTGCTTGCTACTAAGACCATTTACAAAATAAAGTGCATTTACTTCAGCAGCAATCTGAGGATCGTTTACTTTTTCTGGGTTGGCAACAATGTTTACGTTAGTACCATTAGCCTGAAGTAATTTGTTGTATTTCTCGTAATTTCCCTTGAAAGTCAATTGGTTAAAACCTCTTCCTCTATATTTAGATCCGTCTCCTGGTCTTGTGTTTCCGTATCTGCCACCGTAAACTTTATCCCAAAAAGCATCTTCGTCCTTCTTTAGTTTTGTTAACTCCGCATCGCTTAGTCCAGAAACCCTAGAACCAAATATTTTTCTGATCCTTTGGTTAGATGTGTTTTTATAAGATATTTCATCCTTTGGGATGAAATTAGATTCCTTTCCAATAACCGAGAGGATAGCTTTTTGGGTAAGCGGGTTTACTATACCATACTTATTAAGTGCATCTACGACAAGTTTTGCGTTTTGGTCTTTAGTGCCGCTGCCAACTCTTCTAATTTTAACGGTTCCCACTGTAGGGGTATCCACATTTTTACGTGGGGTGATAACAGAAGTTGCTGATGGAGTGCTATTTGTGTTACTATTAGGGCTATACGTTGACTGTTTTTTAGTCCAATTTGTCCTATTTTTATAGTAGTCTATGAGGGTTGATCTAAGATCTGATGCTGCGGACGAATCACCTTTTGTGATAGGAGCATCCTTTATTTTGTTCAAGAAGTTAGTTACCCGATTGTAATCAACATCTTCAAACACACTAAAAGTTTTGATTCTTCTCATATTTTATATATCAAAACCGATTTACCAGGATTCTATACTGGGGTAATATTTTTCTGAGTCTATGAAAGGAAATTGATAAGCGTGCTCCCTGAGTCTTAATTCCATATTTCTAACCTTTTTGTGATGGTCTGAGAATGTGACAAATTCCCTAGAAATCATCGGCCAGATTGTGTAGTTATTAGTAGGAATTTTTTCGGAGGTTAAAAAGTGATCCACATCATCTATGTTAAGTTCATGTCTTAGATGCATATGATCATTTACTTTGTCAAAGCATGTTGGTGAATAAACAGCAAAATTTATTGTGCTCGCCTGATTCCTTGGCTTTGCTAAATGGTCAGTGATAATTTCAATTTGGGAGTAGAAGTAATGATTACCAATTAAGACATCCCAGTCTTCGGGAATGTTTCTAAAAACAGATCCTAGTTTTTCTAACCAGCCGGTTGCCATTTCACAATCATCTTCAATAACTATTATGGGTTCACCAATTTCTTTGCTCTTTTTCATACACTCTAAATGAGCTAGAAAAATTCCAGTGGGAGGGTCGCTATTTACGATTCCATCCTTTCTAGTTACATGAAAATGGTTTAGAATATCTTGGTTCTTGCTTTTAAAAATTTCCCACCTATCTTCTCTTTCCGGAAGGTTGATTACTAAAGCCCTCTTGGGCAATGGAATGGATTTTGTTTTGACAGCAAAAGAATCTCTAGAGTCGATGATTTTTTCAAGGTCTTTAACCTTATTATTCTCAGACATCTGGGAGAAGTGCCCAGGTCCAATTGTTGGTCCTAAGGGATTATTCATTTCTTTTGTCTATTCTTCCCAATCTGGATCCCTCCAGTCGTTATAAGAACCATCCAAATAGATATCTGTTTCCTGGTGAGTTAATAACCATTCATATTTGTCTTTAACCCAAACTTTCTCGGATAGTGGTATTTCTACCCTGGATTCTATTCTCGATCCGTCGATGAAACCCCCCAAGAGTGATTCAAGAGATTCTAAAATTTCTACAAGATCTTCGTCCGGTATGATTTTGCTGGATTCAGATTCGCAATAGATCTCTATTCTATTACTTTCATTCACCTCTAAGCAGTTTAGAAAAAGTTCTCTGGCATCTGGATCGACAATGAGCTTTCTTATCCTTCTTTTAGTACTTTCCAGATAACTTGGATTGAACTTGACTTTTGTTACTAAATCTATATGGTAAACACAATTTTCTAACACTGTTAAACTTTGCTTTTATTTGACTATATAACAAGTTTAAAAAATAGAATTTCCACTAATAAATCTCGAGCAAAAAGTTTTTCTGTGATGTTCAGTGAGTCCGTGTTTTTCAATAGAGTCTGTGTGAGCTTTAGAACCATATCCAGCGTTGCTTTCCCAAAGATATTCCGGGTAGAGTTTTCCTAATTCCTTCATTAGATTATCTCTTGTTACTTTTGCAATTATTGAAGCAGCAGATATGGATTGGACCTTGCTGTCGCCTTTTATAATGCATTCAAATGGGATTCCTTTGTGTCCTGGAAATTTGTCACCGTCTATTAATAGCTTAGAAGGTGTGGTATTTAAGTTATCTATGGCCTTTTTCATAGAAACAAAAGTTGCCTGTAGAATATTGATGCGATCTATCTCTTCCGGATCTGATGATCCAATTCCATAGCTGAGCGCATTTTCTAAAATTATCTGATAAGCCTCTTCCCTCTTTTTAGGACTTAATTTTTTGCTGTCTTTGATCAGTGGATGGACGAATCCATCCGGGAGAATAACTGCGGCAGAAATGACAGGACCTGCTAGACATCCTCTGCCTACTTCGTCAATTCCTGCTTCCATTTTTGAGCATCTCCTTCTTAGCTTCACTAAGTGCCTGGTCATAGATAGCATCTCGGTCTATCCATGATTTCCCTTCCATTCGGAGTTCTTTTTGCCTTTTATTGACTTTCTCCATTACTTGGTCTTTAATTCCAAGTTCCCAAGCTTCCATTAATAGATCTTCGATGTAACTCATTTTATTTAAACATTTGCCATCAGGGTGGCTTTAATCCCATTCTCTGGATGTACTACATAAGCATGTAATGCTCTGGTAGATCCCTCATACCCGTGATTGTGGTGCCATCTATCGGATCCAGATAAACTAGGCATTTGGAATACCTTTACACCTTTAAAATCTTTTACCATCTCGTGGTGCAAGTGACCGGTGAAGAAAGCTCTGTGTTTGGTTTTTGCCCAAAGATCAGCTGCTTCGTTTGCCATCATGTAAGGCAGATCCTGTAACTTCATACCATCACCGTGTGTGAATCCCATCAAGGTGTTTCCGTAGCTGAAGTATTGGCGGAATTTGTGACATCTTATTACATTTACATCTTCGCAGTCTCTATAGTAAGCCCCCAGGTACTGTAACAAGACGTGGGAGAGCTTAAAATCATGGTTACCCGCAGTGAGGATAATCTCAACCTCAGCAACTTGTCTTAGCATATCCAAGAATTCAACCATAAGCTGCTGGCCCTCTACCATAATCTGGATAAATGTGCCGTCACAATCCTGTGGAGTTCCTTTTGTTGTGGTTCCTCTCATTGTATCTACATGGAAAAAGTCAGAACCAACAGGAACAATGATCTTTTCAATGTTATATTTAATGATATCCGGGATAAGCTCTTTTGTCTTTTGTAAGAGCAAGTCCCTTGCCATTTGTCTGTTATATTCTTCTCTTACCTCTCCAGACCAAGCGTATTTTCCATAATGTAAATCAAAGGGAGACATCACTAAAGCGTGTTTGTCTCCCTTTGGAAGGTCTAGCTTAGGTACTTTATATTTTGCAAAAACGTTTTCAAGCTTCTCTGCAAGTGGGTTAAGGGTTAATCCTTTAAATGCCCACCAATTGTTTGCAGCGTCTTTGATAAGTTTTTCTTCTTGTCTAGTATATTTCTGGAAGAAAGAAAATTTCCTCTTCTGCAAAGCATCTTGAACCATCTCGTCTTCACCCCTTGAAAACATTTCCTCGTCTGTGTAAGGCTCTGAGTCGTGAGTCCATCCCATGATAGACTTAAGAGCAATGAAGATGTTTCTTGGGATTTCGAAATTTCTACAGATTTCATTGATGGTCTCTGGAGATCCGTCAAGATTAGAATATCTTGACTTCATATCTCTGACAATGGTTCCGGTGAACTTGTATGGTTTGTTCTTTATGTAAACTATGTAAAGGTCCTTGGACTCGTCAAAATAGTAAGCAGAATTGTGTTTGTACTTTTTGTAAGCAGCTTGTGCAAGTTCCTTTTCTTCATTCTCCTCAATTTCTAGTTGCTCGTCGCTAATTTCGCTTTCCCTTTCAAACTTCTTTTGGATTTCTACTTCCAATTCTATGTTGTCGTCTTCTTGCGGTGTTTGTAGGTGTACTGAAATTGCTCTTCTTAAGCTGTCAATGTGTGAAGATCCGAGGTCTATTGAATTCTTTGAAACTATTTCTCTGGCTATTTCAGAGTGATTCAATCCTTGTTTAAATAACTGAATTATTTGATCCTTAAACTTTTCAACTATTTCTCGGAGGGATAATTTGCTCATACTATCTTGTGTGATTTGCCCTTACGGTTTAGGTAAGGAATTTTCTAATATATGGGAGATTCTCAAAAAAATTTCGGCCTGTTTATCATTTATATAACAGAACTATTTTGTATCACAAAAAAACGGGCTCAATTCCTTGAACCCGCTTAGTTATTAATCCCTGGAAATTTTACTCTTTGTCCTCTTTTGAAATTGCACCAACTATTTCCATTAGTCCTATCTCCTTTTCAAGTTCTTCAAAGTATTCTGTAATGTACTTACATTTTTCATATTCCTCCGTGGACTCATAGTAATCAAGCAAAGATGTTCTAATCGCATCCCTTTTCTTGACAAGTCTTGGATGTAAAATTGCTTTTGTACCCATAGTCTCCATCCTTTGGATTGCGTTTTCGTAGATATTTCTTTCTAATTTTTTAGGTGCTTGGTCCAATTCCATTTTTTTATATTTGGGTTCCTGTCCGGTCATCTTTTAAAACTTCAAAAAGGTCGTGGCATTTTTCATACTCCTCAAACTCTTCGAGAATTTCTAGACATTCCTTTGAATTTTCAAGCAAAGAGCTCTTTAACCCAAACTTTACAATATTTGAGTAAATTCCTAGTGCCCAGTTTAATTCATCTATAGTCCGAAGAGTTTTCATGATTTCCCATTCAAACTATATATTTCAATTAGCTGAGAAAAGAAAAAGCATTTACTTCCTTCTGGAAAGGAATTCCAGCACGATTTGGTGCATTATATTCAACCATAAGCATCCTATCTCCATCTTGGTTAGCATAAACGTTTAAAACCTTTACCGTGTTATTGGTTGCATTTTCCCTTAGGATGTCTCCTTTTGTGACCTTAATTCCGTTTAGCATTGCGGAAGTTGTCAAGAAATATTCTTTTGCGTCCATTTTTCAAATTCATTAATTAAAGTTTTAACCTCTGAGCAGGTTTCGTATCTTTCAAGCTCCTCAGACCAAAGAAGGTAATTTCTCAGGAATGTTCCATAATCTTCTTTCTTTATAATTATGGAATATCCTTCCTCATTCTCAAGGCCATCTTCGTCCAAGTGGAAAATGATAGAGAATGAATATTTCTTTTTTACCCCCTTCTTAATTTTTTGGTAAATGATCTGCCAAAAGGCATCCTTTTCGCCAAAGGACATTTCATCGCTAAAAATTAGATGGTCGTTTGGATCTTGCATGTTTTTATTTTTCTAGTTCCACCTCCTCAACACCAGGAGAAAGAATGATGCCCATAAATGCTGTAATTAGATAAGGGTCTGCATTGGAACCTGGCCTTCTATCCTCAAGATATCCTTTCCATTGTTTTGCAGTGTCCATTGGAATTCTAATCGACGCCCCTCTATCACTAACACCCCATGAAAATTTCTCAATGTTTTGTGTCTCGTGATTACCAGTAAGTCTTTGATCATTATCTGAGCCATAGATTCTGATGGCTTCTTCGTGCTTATCTTCCATGTCTTTGAATATAGCCTCGAAGTAATCTTTTCCACCGGCAGTTCTCATCACCTCGTCAGAGAAGTTAACATGCATACCAGATCCATTCCAATCTTCCTCTGCTCCCATGGGTTTGGGGTGATAGTCTACCTTTACCCTGTATTTTTCTGCAATCCTATTAAGGATAAACCTAGATACCCAAAGATCGTCGCCAGCGTTTTTATTTCCTTTAGAAAATACCTGATATTCCCACTGCCCAAGCATTACTTCTGCATTGGTTCCTGTAATGTTGATCCCACAAGATAAACAAGCGTCCATGTGTTCTTCTACAATTTCCCTTCCAGCACTATAAGGATGTCCTACTGAACAGTAGTATTTCCCTTGTTTTTCTGGTGCATCAAAGTTTTCAAAACCTAATGGTCTACTTTCTTTTCTATTATGCCATCTTAGGACATATTCTTGTTCAAATCCAAACCAGTGTGTTTCCTCATCAACACTTACGGTAGATCTTGTATTGGTTTCGTGAGGTGTACCGTCTGGATTCATTACTTCGCACATTACCAAGTAGGAAAATCCGTTTCTTAACGGATCTTGGTAAAGCTTAACTGGTTTTAAAACACAGTCTGACGAGCTTCCTTCTGCTTGGTTAGTTGAACTCCCATCGAAAGACCATAATGGAATGTCTTCCAATTTTGGCATCATTAAAGTTAATGGATTCTCTATCCCGTCGGGGTTGAAATCCAAGACTTTTACTTTCGACCTTAAATTAGGTTCTGGTTTATAACCATCTAGCCAGATGTATTCGAGTTTGATTTTCATGAATAAGTAATTATTTTTTTGCTCCTTGTTTATATACCAGGAAGCAAAAAAATTTTCGACTTATTTCTTAGAAAATTTTATGGCTGTTTTGACTGAAGGTCCTCAGCTTTTTTGCTGAAATCTTCATATTGAATGATTTTCCCTGTTGTCCCCCTCTCTAAACCTAGGGATCCCTTCTCTGTGCCGAAGGTTCTTTCATCAAACCACCTGACAAAGTTGTCTACTGTTTTGAATTTCTTGTTGGGTTCTACTACTGGTAAAGACATAATGTTTTCTTTTTTATTGCTTTATTTATCAAGGAAAAACATTTTAGTCAAAATACCAACCAAAGCTGAAAATATAATCCAAATGATTTTAGTGACTGTTCCTTTCCATTTTACAAGCTCAACGTGTTCGAGCATCATCTCTTTAAAATCTTTCTCCTCCTCTTCCTGATTCTCCCTGTAGCGAGTGTTTTCATTGACCCTAACAATGACACCATCATCTGGATCGAGCAATTTTTTTTTTAGGTCCGATAGATCTTTCTTCATATCGGCCTGAGATTGCTTTAACTCCTCTATGTTCGTTTGAATAACTTTTAGCTCACCGTTCGGTAGCTGGCTTTTCATCTTAGACAGTTCATCTAAAATGTCCTTCATAAGATCCGTTACTTGATTTTTGTCTGTCATCGCTCTAGTTTGGTTTATTCCCCAACAACCCAAAATAAAGCTAATCTATATATCAGGTTATATCCTGACAAAGGAAGACAAAAGAAGGTAATGAAAATTTTATGCAGGCTCTAAATCGACCAGTGTACCCTCAACAATAATAAAGGAATCTACAGTTTCTTTGGGTGTATTTATAAGAAAAAAACCATAGCAACCCTTTTTATTCACAGAATCCTTCATAATGGTAGATCCATAGAATCTTATTAAAGCACAGGTTTCCAAATGCGCTTGAGCTGTCATAGTTTTAATAGCAATTTTCAACTATTCAAGGATCTCTCTGGAAACATCATCGATATGAACAACAATATATTCATTTGCCTCCGTTATGTGTAGCAGTACCTCCTCAGATGAAAGACTTCCTATCAGAGTAGAATTTTCTCCCTCAAAGGAAAAGTTTGTTTCAAGGTGTGAGGCTTCAAGTTTAGATCTCCTCATCCATTTACTTTGATTTCTTACGAAAAGATCAGCATAGTACTTTCTCATGGAGTCTGTGGGCTTCTTAATTTTTCTTCTCCTTTTTCCTGATAAATTTGCCATTTTAATTGTAGTAACCTTTTTCTTTTAACGTGTCTAAATGTTGTATGATTTTTTCCAGCTCTTGTTCCCTCTTTTCTCCGTGTAGAACTTTGATGAGGTTTTTATCCTTTGGTATTTTATAAAAATCCCCACTTAGCGTATCTTGTTCTACCTCGGTTTCGAAGAAATGCTTCACCGTGTTATATCCATCGTTGATGTTGATATAGCTCATTGGTAAACCTCCTCCCCCATATTTCCATACAAGTACGTTGGTTGGGGTTTCGTCTTGGAAAGGAGCATAATAATAAACATCAACAATTCTCCAAAGAACATCCAATAGTTTGTCGAGAACATCTAAGAATTCTTCGCACTTTTTATTAGCTAGAAAAATATTGGTGGTCCTATACTCACCTCTGTCTTCTGGTACTAATTGTAAGAACTGCATCAGTGGCCATTCTAGTGTTTTTGTTAGATCACATTCTGGCCAGCAACCCTCAAAAGGATTTCCCCTCATTTCCCCCTCATCATCTGGTACCATCACAAATTGATGAGGTCCCTTTGTTAATAACGGGGTCATTTCTATTTCATTACTGTGATTAAATATCTCATCTATGTTTGGACAAGCTACACTATCCACATCTATAAAGCAAACCTCATCATAGCCCATTTTGATGGCTTTTAAACAAGCTTCAGACTTTCTAGATAAAACCTGGTAGCTTCTTAATTTTTTACGATTTACATAAAAATTACCACCTTCTACACTTTGGAAATCCTCGTCATTTTCGAAAAGTTCGTAATCTATCCGGTGGAATTTTACACCTTCAGGCATCTCTAATCCAGAATCTCCTGGGAAGTAGTTTATGCAAAAGATGTTGATGTCATATTCCGAATACTTCTTTAAACTTTTTATTAGCCACAATGTGAGATAGTGGTAATTTTCAGTGGTTATTGAAACGTAGGATCTTCTCATTTTATTAAGTACAAAGCGATTTCAGAATTACCCTGGTCATATACTCTAATTATATCTCCAGATTCAAAATTGTCTGAGGATATCCAATAAACCAGTTTTCTGTTTAGTGGTTCCATATTCCAATGTATTTTCTCTATTCCTTTTTTATATAGTGCAATTCTTGTTTTACCGATTGCTTCACTTAAAGGTTTGTAGAACACCTGGTTACCTTTTCTTTCCCACTTTCCTAATTTACCTCCCGAAAACTGTGAAAGTAGACTTAGAATCTCAATTCTTTCATTTTTTGAATACGAAGTAACGTGTACAATAAAATCTCCAGGATCCCAAAGATTTTTATTCATATGTGGGAAAGCATCAACAGTAAAAGGATTTTTAGCCGGCCAAAATCTGTTAAGTAATTTTTCTTCCAACAGAAGAATACCATCTTTCCATCTATCCTTTTTAGATGAAATCCTTATTTGTCTCATTTCATGATCAAACTCGTTGATGTCCATCCCCTCCGGCCAATCTGGTGAATTCCAAATCTCATCTAAGAATTCCAAAGAATCTTGACAATTTTTTATTAGGATTTGTGAGCTCATGATATTATCATCGAAGGAGCTATTTGTTAATTCGTTGTCTGCAGCACCACCCCCACTTGGAAAAACAATAAACTTGTCATTATTCAAAAATGATTCAAGCTTAATTGTTGGGTTCATTATTAAACAATCACAGTCTATAAAGAAAAGCCAGTCTGCAGTGTTCTTTTTAAGTAACTCCTTGAGCAATTTTATCTTTCCCCACTGAGCATGTCTACCCTCCAGAAAATCACTATCTATTTTGAAATCAACAAGACTATAGTTATGTACAGTACAGTAATCTCTGAAATTCTCCTTAATGGTAATTGCAGCCATATCCGTATAATTGTCATCATACATAGATACTACCGCTATTCTTTCCTTCTTTTCAAAAGAAAAGTTACCTCCAGGTAGTTGTTTGGTTTTTTGATATCCGAAGTCCTCTAACCTTCTAACTAAACTTTTAAATTCCTCCTCGGTGGATTCTAAGCTGTGCTCTCGATTGTACTCAAACGTTATCTCTCTTGGTAAAACCTTTTCGTAGTCCAGAAGGGAATTAATGATTGATAGGTCGTTGCCTTCCAAATCCGTTTTAAGTATTCCTATTTCCGTTATTGAATATTCTTCAATAATCTCCTTTATGGTAATGGTTCTTACCCTGTTCTTTTCGTAAAGATGCTCTATATTTTTCTTTCTGAGCTCGTCAAGAACATATGGGTGTGGGGATCCTAATTTTGAACATCCCCTTATCCAGTCAGGTAAAGAAAACTCTTTTATGGTTTTTTCCGAGAGCGTATAGATGTAATCCTCTCCGCTTTCTTGGGAAACAACTGCATTTAACTTTGTTACATTTTCTCTATCTGGAAGGTTGTCTAGGTAATGTTTTATGGCTTCAATACTTAAACCTCTTTCGTGATCTTTGCAAGATTGAAGTAGGGTATCAAAATCACAAGTGCCTATTTCTACAAAATCGTATTTCACTAGATGTTCTTTTGTTTTAGTATTTGTTTCTGGCTATTGAAACAATGTAGGGAAACTATGTGCATTGCATAGTAGCCAGGAACTACATTTTCCCAAGACTTGTCCCTTTTTTTCATTTCTTCAATAACCCATAGCAACTTTCTGCAGGCAAGATAGATGTCATCCCTAAAATGTCTCATGATATCACAAGACCTGATAAAATAAGAAACGTGAAGAAAGTCTCCTCTCCTCATGAAATGATATCCGATAGTACATGGAACCCTTTCCTGGTGGTGAGACCCAGTATCCTCGGGAAACCAAATTGGTAGAAAAGCTTGTCTCGTAAAAGGCTCTCTTTCCAAAAGGTCTAATACATCATTAAAATCTCCGTACTCGTACCTAATTCCTTGTAATTTCCTTCTTGGTAGTTTACCTGTCTCTAAATCAAAAGGAGCTTTTTTAGGCCAAATCCTTTCTGGATAGGTGTGGGAAAACTGCTCTTCTTTTTTGAACTCGCTATTTTTGTTTTGATTAAAAGGCCACCATTCGTTTGAGGGTGGTGGATTTAGCGGAATCCCGCCAACTCTTTCATCAAAGTGATTATCAGCCCAAGGAAGGTTTGGTTTTACCTCAGATATTAGTTCCTCCAAAGTTTCAGGAATAAACATCTGAAATGAATGATTCATTACTTCCCACATGTCATCAGGTGATTCAATCCCTTGCCACCTTTCAGTCTTAACCACGTACCCATGATTTCTTAGTCGGTCTTTTGTCCATTCTATTGCTAGGGAGGGCTTGTAAAAGGTTTTCATTACTATTACTCGTTAGTGTCTTTATTATTGTATTTCTGTTTGGTTTCTAATGTTATTCTAAACTTCAAAAATATTTCTCACTTGACGATTCTTACCCCCTTTTGGTTTTATGGTGCTTTCTTTAATATAAACCTCAGATATAGATATTGACTCATAGTGCTTAAACCCCATTTTACCTAAAATAATTTTCTCGCTTTCCTGTCTTTCAAATATGCTAGGATACTCAACACAAATTAGCTCTGTTCCCCACCTCTCTGATGAAAATCCGGCAAGCACTTTAGATGGTAGATCACTCTCTTTGATCAGAAGGATTTTTATTTCCGGTACATTTGTTGTTTCTAAAAATGCATCAATAGAATTAGATGGATCTCTTTCACAATCTATTAATTTGCAAAGCCTTCTATTCCTCCTTAAACCATTAAATTTTTCCTCTTTTGGCTGTAAACACAAAACCCTCCAGTTGTTTTTTTCGTAGGTGTATAGATGATTATCATGAACAGAAGATTCAGTAGCACCATATTCTAAAGCACCAGACTTGCAACTTTTGGGATCTATAATTTCTATTAGTCTATCGCAAATAAGTTTTTCTGCCATAAAAAAACAAGTTTACCTTTATACAGTAAACTTGCTTTATGTTTTCAGTTATTTGCTTTTTAATTACATACTTCTAGTTTGTAATCAGAATAAGATTTCTTGGTTGGTTTCTCATTAGGAAAGTAATAACATTCTGCTAATTCATCATCGAGGTATATCTTTTTTGTAAATCCACTTGGAATTGTTGCACCGGAGGGAAGGACTTCTGGATTTTCAAAATGAACCTTTATTGAAACCGTTACTTCACCTTCACTTGCTAGGTTTCTTTCATAAGCTTCTAAAAGTCTCCAAAGACCCCTATTTAAATCCTGGTGCTGGAGGGCACAGTTTAGATATGAAAATGTTTGTTTAAGCATTTCCCTTGTGCAGTTAAAATCAGCAGCAGGAGCCATGTGGCCTTTATCCCACACGTTGGCTCTATAGTCTTTATTATCTGATGTGTGTACTGAATCATTCTTATAGAAATCCATGCCTTTCCTAGATGCGTTTCCATTAGGACAAAGTACTTTATATTCAACAAAAAGAGGTTGTTCCAGGGATTCTGAATATAACACCTTGTAAATTCCGGCGTCTATTCTTAGTGTATCTTTTTGTGCAAATACAACGGAAGGTATAAATAGCAGGAGTAAAAAAAATTTCCGCATTTTCTATTTTTTCCTTTATATAACCTTTACCCGGTACTTAGTTTCAATCCAAGTCATCTCAATCTCGGCTTTTCTTCTGTCAATTTTCCCGATCGACATAATGGAATTAACCCCAAATTCAACCCATTCTTCGTAATCTCTCCTACTAAGTGGGCTTTTGTAAAACCAATATGGATCCTTTTGTGCCTTCTCTTCACTGATATCTGCATACAAAAGGTGTCTTTTCTTAAGAATAGAGATTACCTCTTCCTGGTTTTTACTGTTTAGACTCATTGTGTTTCTTGATTAAAGGTTTTGATCAGTCTTTTTGCTGTTGAATAGTTTGTCGCTAATGGGACGTTGTGGAAATCACAAATTCTTAATAACATTTGTACATCTGGTTCGTGAGGATGTTTCCCCAATGGGTCACGGAAGAAAATAATTAAATCTATATGTCCCTGAGAAGCCATTGAAGCTATTTGGGCATCACCACCATGTGGACCCGACAAAAGCTTTTGGACTTTTAAGCCAGCTTGTTCCACATGGGTTCCGGTGGTACCAGTTGCTACAAGTTCAACATCCTCCCTTTTAAAAAAATCTAAGTTGTGCATGACAAAAGAAACCATCGATGCTTTCTTTCCGTCGTGTGCTACGATTGCTATTTTCATTGTTGTGAATCTCCTCTCCAAACTCTATATGAATCTGAATCAAAATGCTCTGTTGATACTTCGTAAACAACTCCGTCATCTAATGCCTCGAGCTGATGTGGTTGCCCAGGTCTTTGTCTTACAGAATCCCCTACCCTCAAAATCTGCTCATTTACTTCAGCAGTTTCGGTATCTATCCATCTATAAACAAATTCCCCCTCTTGGACATACCATGTTTCATCCTTTATCATGTGGTAATGCATTGAGAATTTAGCTCCCTTTTTGAAGCAAAGAAGCTTACCACAATATAGCTCGTTGTTTTCGAAAATAATTTCGTGTCCCCATCCTTTAGGTACGTTGCAACCTGGGCACTCTTTTGCATTAATTACTTTAGGTTTTTCCATGATTATTTTTTTATGACATCATCCATTAAATCCCTATAGCGTGGAAGTATGCGTACACTTGCTTCTTCGTAATCCATAAACTTAGCATCGTTAACCTCAGCTAATTGTAGCATTGACTGCGGAAGTATTTCATTACTAATACCAATTTCTTCCAGCGAATCTATATAACATTCAAAAATGTAAACAGTTTTGAAAACCTTTTTACCACGGGTATAATGGATTGTATGTTTTTTCCCGAGTTGGTGTGGGAATATTTTAATTCCAACCTCCTCATATGTTTCTCTGCATGCAGCTTCTACAGCATCCTCCCCAGGTTCAATATGACCTTTAGGAGGCATATAGCTTCCAAACCACTTGCTGTTGGTGCTATGACAAAGAAGCAATTTATTATTGCAAACTATTGCAATTCCAGAAGACTCTTCTATTTTTCCCATGCTCGATAATTTATTTTATTTATCGAACACTTCGGAATTAGATACTGCTCTACCTTTCATTTTTTCCCAATCCCTCTCAGGTCTAATCTCAAGATTGGTTATCCATCCACCTTCAATGCTATTCATCTTAGTTCCATTACTTTCAGCAAACTTTAAGAGTGCATTTACATCTTTAGGGAAACAGGTTCCACCATATCCCATCAACCCATCTGGTCCAGGTACATGAAGGTGCGAGTCTCCAACCCTACCATCCGAAGCAAATCCATGAAGAGCGTCTTGCCAATTAACACCAATAATTTCCGCCAGTCTATAGAATTCGTTCATAATCGAGACCTTTGTTGCAAAGAATGTGTTGTTCATATACTTGATATACTCCGCTGTTTTGGAATCTGTTAAGATAAAATGCCTGTTCATAAATCTAGACTCGAAAAGTTCTTTTACCCTTGAGGTAAGTCTTTCTTCCCCGCCTAATATGATTCTTGATTGTGTAAGGATGTCTAGTTTAGCAGTCCTCTCTGTAAGAAATTCAGGAGAGAATACAATATCAAACTCAAATCTGCTGGAGAGTGATTCTGTAGTTCCTGGTAGAACCGTGGATTTTATAATAAACACTTGATCCTTACGTGGGAATATAGATCCAAAGAATTCTTCAACAAAGGAAATATCCTGTGTACCATCCGTTCTCATTGGTGTTGGAAGACAAACAAAAATAAACTCTTGTTCCAGTGTTTCTTCCAGTGTGTGAGTAGCTTTAAGTGGATCTATATCATATATTCTTACGTCAGCAGCAGGAGAGAAAGCAAAAGCTTGTGCCTCACCTACAAATCCATTTCCTACAATTCCTATTTTTTTCCTATTCATCGTTTAATTTTTTAGATCCCTTTCCTTGGAGATATTCTTTATAGTCATTTATCCTATCTTTTATTCCATATTCTGGGAACCAATTAGTTAAAATGTTTTTGGTTTCAGCTCTTGTGAAAAACTGATATCCCTCAGGTATTGCTGATTTATCTGTGTGAGTGTATGGAATATTAAAGTAATCCATAAAAATTTCAAACCCCACGGGTGTTGTGGTACCAATATCAAAAGTTCCTCCCTTATCCATTTCCATTGCATGAATGTTAGCATTTACAACATCGTCAACATGAATAAAATCCCTTTTCGGATTCCCTGGAAATAGCTCCATAAATTTTATGGATTTATCTATGTAATATTTCTTGAATGCTTGATATGCTACAGATGCCATTCTTCCCTTCTCCTCCTCACCAGGTCCGAAAACGTTGAAATATCTTAGCGAAATTGAATTTTCGTACGTGTTAACATATTTTTCACCAGCGTACTTAGACCAAGCATATAGATTAGCTGGTATCTTACCATCGGTTCCATAATTAGCAGCAGAGGAAGAGTAAACTATTCTTTTCCCATATTTTTTAGATAAATCACAAAGGAGTTTGGTGAATTCAAAATTGAGATACATCATGTAGTTTACATCTTTCTCTAGGGTGTCTGAACATGCACCGACATGAAACACTCCATCAATGCCTTCCTCAAATATGCCAATAAGATCTACCTCGCATCTAGTAGATAAAGCATCCTCCTTTTCAAATCCAACAACTAAGTGACCTTCTGATATTAGCTTTTCCCTAAGTCTTTTACCAATAAATCCGTCTTGCCCTGTAAGCAAATAAGTAGACATATTAACTGTTTTAATTACATTCTATACTGAACTTGGGCTAAAAAATTTCGTGTAATTTGTTTGTTTACCAATCCAATTGATCTGGGTCAACCTCTATGTCACCACCCATGCTGCTTTGGGCTGCCATAGTAAACTCATATTTCTCATCATAAGTCGTGGCACTTACAAATCCATCCCCTTTATACTCTCCATAACTTCCATCAAAGTCATCGAAGAAAACAACCTCATTCTTTCCATCGGGTCTTATAATTTCAAACCAATGTGTGTCGTAAGGAACTTTGTAGTTAGGGCTGTCAATATTGTTCAGTTCGAGATGGCGTTCAAACCATCCCTTGTCCTTGTGATACTTTTTAATAAGTTCTATAATTTCCTCACGATCCTTATCATGGTCAAGAGACCTTAATATTTTAACACCTCTGTAATGCTTTTTCTTTGGCCACCTTGAAAATTTGCCAGTGGGAAATCCCAGATTTCCAATAGAGTCCTCAAATAGTCGAATGTGTTTCATTAATTTATATATCTTTAAGAAACTTAACGCCTGGTACACTCATATTAAAAATTTTAGTATTTTGTCCTTTACCCCAGATTGCTTAACACCTTCCCAGTCTCTTGGGGTCCACACAAAGTTTTTTAGACCCCATTCTCTTTCTACCTCTCCGTAAGCGGTGTTAATATTAATTCCCATATTTAGGTCATCAATAGCTACCCAATGGGTAACTGGAGGGTTCTTACTTAGCCATCGTGTGATTTCAAAATATCTTTGTTGTTCCATATCATCAACACGACTCCAAGGGAAGTCTGAATGATCTTCAGGTAAAAATCCCTCTTCTTTCCACATAGTGTAATGAAATCTCTCAGTAACCGCATACGGGCGTTTTTTGATGCCTTGAGATTCGTAATAATCGCCAAGCTCGTCTAGTGTAGCATGAAATCTCCAGTCAGAACTTACCACAATCTCAGCCCCGGTTTTTTCTAATATGGAGTTTAATACTTTAACAGCTTTAGGGTCAAAGTTATCAAATCTGAGATTCACAGGGATCTCACTATTCATTGGGCGAGGATTGCTTTTGGTATAAATCTTCTTTTGCTTTTTATACCTGCTTCCCCAGTTACTTGCCAAGCAAATAACTCCGTCATTATCTAAAAAAATTACTTTCATATCTCGAAGGGCCCTCCAGATTCTGGCTTTGGTCCAGCTACTTCAGTTTGAGATCCAGTTTGTCCTTATATTTTTAGTTCTCCATTATTTATTCTTTCCTGGAGTGCTGGGTTAATTTTTACCTCTCCGCCAGGTGAGAATTTAACAACAAAATTATCAAGGTATGGATTTCTCTCTTTATCGAATCTCCCATCCATCTCAAATAAAATATGAATTTCAGATCCTGTTGATTCTGCTAGTTCCTTAAGGTCATTAACAGAATCTGTAACATCTAAATCACCAAACCATATTTTAGTTTTCCCTACAAAGATATTAGCATTAAAAACAACAATGTGGTCTGGGAATGTTTGAGCATATCCACTTTTACTTGCAGATATCATTTTGCCTTGAATGCCAAGAATATCTTTTGCAATCTGAATGTATAAATCCTCCATGGGTAGTTTTAAATTTCTTAAGGTTTTTACCCCATGGAGGATAATTAGTTTCGAGTGTTATGAGTTGTGGTTGTGAATATCCAATATAAATTTGTAATCAATCTGCTTTAAGAACTCCACATAGAGATTGATAGCGTTGGAGACGTCATTCTTGTGAGCCATCTCCACTGTAGTATGCATGTACTTCAGGGGTGTCGCAAGAATTGCAGTAGGAATACTTTCCAAAAAGAAAGCCATTGTGTCGTTGCCATAAGATCCGACCGTTAGTTGAAGAGGGATATTATCATCAGCTGCTACCTGTCTTAGCTTAGCATTGATCTTCCTATGGTTCTGAGCAGTGTATTCAATGCAGGGCCCATCACCTCCTTTGGTATCTCCGTCCTTTGATTTATCAATCCTTGGAGTGTTTGTGTTGTGACAAACGTCATGTACCAGTGCTAAAGAGGCATCAAGTTTTTTCGCAATCATTTTAGCACCATATAAACCAACTTCCTCTTGAACGGAATTAACTACGATAAGATTAAACGGGAGGCTGATTTTTTCTTCGTGTATTCTTCTAGCTACCTCAGCAATAATGTATCCACCGATCTTATTGTCGAGGGATCTACCAACCCAATAATCCCCCATTTCTCTGAGAGGGTCGTTAAATGTTACAAGACATCCAACCTCAATTCCTGAAGATATAACGTCCTCCTTGCTTTCCATACCTGTATCAATCCAAAGTTCGTGCTGGTCTGGACCTTCTTCAACATAATTTTTTCTGGTGTGAATTGCTGGCCATCCAAATACTCCGGGTATTTTTTGTCCTTCGTGGGTATGGATAATTACATCCTTGGAGGGGGCAATCATATTGTCAGACCCGCCGTGTCTTTTTACTCTAATGTATCCCTCTTTTTCAATATTGGTAATAATCCAAGCAATTTCATCACAGTGTGCTTCAATTACAACATTGGGAGCATCTGGATTTTGTAAACCACCACCATTTCTAGAATAAATTGTAGCAACTGCAGTTCCATAAGGATCTAGTTCGACCTTGTCTGCATATTTTTTCATCTCCTGCACCCAGATTGTTTGCCCCTCTGATTCTTGAGCTACCGGAGCATAGGCATCTAGATATCTGTAAATGAAGGGTCTTTCACCTAGATTGTTTTCCATTCTTTCTATTATTTGTTAATTATTCTTTTATCTGTGTGTCCGGCATAATTTGGGAAAGGTACATATTGGAGTCAAGAATAACTTTTTCACAATTTCTCTGTTCAGACATTTCACTAATCCACTCATCCCAATATTCATCCAGGAGGTTAATAAACGACTCTGGATTACCCCTCAGCCTGTATCTTCTGATATACTCATCCTTTAAAGACCTTTTTGGGTAAACCAGAACAAATGGAATATTATATTTTTCTAAAGCATCCCTAACCGTTTTATGAGAGGAAACTAGGATACGATCTATAGAAGGGTCATTAATTTTCTCCTCAATATGTTTAATGTAATTTTCTGGGAAATCCTCCTTAGGGAATTTAGAGCTGTCTAAATCTAAAACACCAAGATCGGAAATATCAGAATATGTTGATTTACCTGTTCCAGGAAATGCTGAATAAACTTTAATCCTGTACTTTGATTCTTTCGGTGGATCGTCATAAAGCCCCATCTCTTGGTCTAGTCTCATCATTTCTGTGAGTGCTTTTTCTCTGATTGTTTTTTGAATCCCCTCTTCATCAGCTGCTTTTCTAACAGCATCTAGCAACGATTCTCTAAGATCCTCAAACTCTATATCGGTGTGTGGTGAGTTGTAGCATTCAAACTCAATTCTATCAACAGAGTTATCACGAAGACCTACGACATGGTAGTCATCCATCTTCTTTTGTAAATCCTCGAAAGCTATTTCTTCTATCTTTCTGGAGTCAATAGATCCAATAGGAAATCTAACTACCAGTATCGGCTTTGCTATTTTCTTTTTCGTCATGCGGTTCTTTTTAATCCATGTCTTCCTTCGAAGGGTGGTTATTTGGTCTTCCTAGAAAGTCAGTTCTTTCACCCTTCTCCTCCTTATCATAACCCCATTTAAAGATTCTAAAAACCATAACTAATCCGGCCAAGCCGAACATTAGGATAAGGGAAAGTAGTGGAAAATCAATCATAGTTTTTAATTTTTGTTAGTAGCCCCGCCAGGAATCGAACCTGGATCAAAAGTTTAGGAAACCCCCATTCTATCCGTTGAACTACGGGGCCAGCATTTATTTGTTAATTAAATATAAGATTTTCTAAACAATGCTATAACATCCTTTGCGTCATCAACAGCATCGTGTGTGACAACTTTATCCAAACCTGCTCTTTCCTTGCAAAGGCTTAGACCTGGAAGAGATTCATCATTTTTCCAATCCGTAAATAATACACTTGGATCTAAAACCCTTTGTCTAATCCTCACTAGTTGTTTCCATCTAGGAAGTCTAACTAAGAACTTCATATCGAAAGTAGCAAAGTTTTTCCCAGCTGCTGATATGGTAATTGGTCTGGTTTTGTTTGTAATTGCTGGTAGCATTTTGCCATTTTTCCTCGTGACATAACCATCAGACACTGGATCGTTTAGTTTAACGAAACCATTCTCTGCTAACCAATAATAGAACTCTTCTGCAACATCATCCTCATTCATGAATTTCATGCCTGTGAGTCTTTCAAGATCAAATATTTCACTATCGTCCTCGGCTGTTTGGTAATGAACAATGGATTCGATGATTTCCTTGTTCATGTTAATTGCATAAGGAGATCCCTCGATTCTTTTGTGTAAGATAGCTGCATGGAAGGTCGGAAGATCCTCCATGGGTTTAATGTTGTTGGTGTCTTCAATGACTGCACCAATTGTTAGGATCTGACAATTTTCTGGGTCAAGTCCTGTGGTTTCTAAATCTATGCTTATGTACTTCATTTATCTCCTATTATGATCCTACTTTCCTTGAATTTTTGTGATTTGTCCTTATGATTATCTCAACCTCACGGTCGTCTAAAATTCCAAAATTAACTTCTTCCTGTTCTTTCCAAGCTTTATACTGTACTACATAGTTTCCTTGTATAACTATTTCGTACTTGGAAGGCTCGTTTATAACCTCATATCTAATGAGGATACAATATGCGCTTGGGAAAGAAACCGATTTAACATCTACGACACGGTCCTCAGTTTTTTTGATTTTCTTCTGTGAGAACTTATTTACCCATTTCCAGAATCTATTTTTTCCTGGATTGCCCAATATTTTAAATTGCATAACTTTCAATGACTGGTGTATCTTTCTATCCTCAATAATAGCATTGTTTCCCGTAATAAAAAAACGAGCACAAAAAAGGCCTCAATATTTGAGACCCTTAATTTTCTGTGAGTTTATAACTCTTAGATGAATAGAATCAAATCACCAAACGAATCCCAATCACCATTGTCCTTTTCAGATTCTTTATCCGAATCATCATGTTCGTTCTCGGTTATTTCAGAATAGTAATCCCCGTAGGAATCATAGTGTGGAAGGAAAAAAGGATGGTCGGCTGCAGATTTTTCTGGGTTGTTAGGGGAAGGTGGCTGGTTCATTTTGTGGATTGGATTTTCTTGTATTTATCTTAGAATTTATTTTTTTTAAACTGAGGCACAGACTGGATTCGAACCAGTGAATAACGGATTTGCAGTCCGCTCCCTTAGCCACTTGGGTACTGTGCCTTATGCAGGTACAGGAGTTTGTATTTTAGACCCGGTTGGAAGTTGAGCGCTTGCTAATTCTTTTGCAATTATAGAATTTGGTGCTTCGATATAAAGTCTTAGTGTTCCTCCCCTTTGTAAAATATAATCAACCCTGTATTTCATCTCTTAATTAATTAGTTAGTAGTCCGGGCGGGACTCGAACCCGCACGAGCATTACTGCTCAAAAGATTTTAAGTCTTTCATGTCTACCGATTCCATCACCGGACCAACTCCACAAATCTAAGATATGGCTGGAAAATGTCTACGATCTTTTTTGGTAAACTTTCAAGTTTTTAACAATCATGCTTCCCTCTGTGGGTGAATTACCATCTTTGGGCTCTTTTAATCCATTATTTAAGATAATAAATTGTTCAGCAGAATTGCACTTTAGCATTGCATGAATTTTACAAACTTGAACCAGTTGTCCGTCGAAGTAGATCTTTATAAACTTATCAGTCCAGTGAATTGCATACTGAACAAATCTATCCTGCGGATCTTTGACAAATATTCTAGGCGCTCCGTAATCCTTCTTACCTTCTTGCCAAGTATTCCCTGTTCCCCAATGGATGTTTGGTTTTAATGAAATATCATTTACATCCTGATCTGTATAAGCCTCAAAAATATCAATCTCTGGTGGCCAGGAGTTAGTACCACTGGTCCAAAATGCTGACCATTGCATTTCCTCTTTTGGGAGCTGAATCTCAGCTTCTATCCAGCCATACTTAAAAGATCTTTTTGAACTTATCAAACCAGAAGCCCAAGGAAGCGTAAACTCATCAGGAAGTTCGGGTTTTTGTTGCCATTGGGGTAGATCCTTTTTGTATATGGTTTTTGGTAAATATTTGTTTTCTAAAACCAAACCCTCCTTCGTGTTTTTAGTAGCTTCACCCGTCCAATACCACCAAAGTTGATCTGTGTGGAAAAATCCCCAGGGCTGGCCATATCTCCATTCATCCATGTTGAGTGAAGTGGAGGTGAAATCATCTTCGAAGGCTAATACATATCCCTCGGGCGGAAGAACCTTTCTTTCGCCAGTAACCTCTTTTTTAGAAAGCCTCCAAGCTTTGTATTGTAACCAAAAATTATAAAGGTTACCCAAGGGGATTCTTTGTAGATAGTGTTTAAGTACCATAGATATATTTTTATCTATATAACCACATTAAGAGACCTGTTGAAAATATATCCCCATATTCTTTCCATCACACAGGGAAAATCATCGTACTCCTCATGCATTTCCATAAGTCTTTCGTAAAATTCCTTAGACCTAGATTTTATTGAAGATGCAGGAACAACAAACTGAGCTCCAGCAAAAAAGGAATAAAAACCCAATCTAAAACCAAAGATTCTTTTGAAGTATTCGTCGAGTCTCAGACCTACGTGATCCGGCCATCCATTCCCGGCAGAACCGAAAAAATATCTACCGAAGGGATTGAAATATATAAAATCCTTTCCAGAATTTTCTTGCTGAACTATCTCTTCAAAGATTGTGTCATGGTTTGCGTGATCGAACGGATTTCCTTGAAGAAAACAATAATTTCCATCTAACCTTTCATAATTTTCGACTATAAAGGAAATGTATGTATAGGACTCTCTTCCTATATTTGGCATGAATTTGTTGTTTAGGAACTCTGAATTTTCTTCTTTCTTTATAACAAAAACTTCCCCAGGCAGGTCTCTTGACCAACTCACATCTTCCAAATATTGGGCTATTACATATTTCATATTGTATTTATTTATTTATTTGCACGCCAGGTAGGATTCGAACCGGCGAATAGCGGTTTTGCAGACAGATCCATTAACCACTTGGGTACCTCGCCATTATTTTATCCATCTATGATAATCCATATTTTGCATTTGGATATCACTAAACCCAACTCTCTGAAATGCAATTGATGGAGAAAAGCAATATGCCTTACATCCCTTTTGTAAATCAGTAAGCATCACATCCAATGGTGCATTCTTTTTAGATATCCGATCCAGAAAATTTCTAAAGAATTTACTGTTAATGCCAACAGCGTGAGTTGAGAATGTGTGATGCACTTGAACTAAATTCTCAGATACCTGGATTGGAGCCTTAGCCCCTTTATGAGAGTTGTGATTACCACCAAAATATAAAAGGTCCCAGTCACCCGGAATTTGTTGACTCAATTCACTGAAAGACTCAATCTCTGGTGTAAAGTAGCAGTCATCCTCAAGGATTAATAGATTACCAGAGTTTCCTTCTATACATTTTTCGACTATATCAATGTTGGAAAGGACCAGACCCAGCTCGGATGTTTTAATCGAGGTTTCTTTTGGATTTAGTTTCTTTCCGTCATAAGCAGAAAACCGCTGGACATTTTCTATATCCCATTTTTCGAACTCCAAAAGAGATTCTTCCCACTTGTCCATCCTCCTATCTAAATTGACACAAAATATGGATTCAAAGAAACTATTAATACCGGACATATGTTATTTATCTTAGCACGCCAGGTAGGGCTCGAACCCACGGCCCTCGGTTTTGGAGACCGATGCTCTACCAACTGAGCTACTGGCGTAAATTGTTGGCAGGGACGGATTCGAACCGCCGTACTCCGAAGAGAGCAGATTTACAGTCTGCCGCCTTTAACCACTCGGCCACCTACCAATTTTGTACCCCTATTTCTTTCTAATTACCAGTTTAATATTCGGACCAGCGACGTAATGATCACCTAATATCTCCCATTCAGATTCTGGAAATTTACAATAGTGATAAATCATAGAACCCTTTCCCAATATTTCCTGACTTACTGTGTATTCATCAGTTTTAACAAATTCACCGTTGGAAAAGATGTTCCAGTAAATAATGGTGCCCTGCATGAAATTATCATCTACTGCAATATAGGATCCGCTTTTCATTTTATCCTTAATTGCCAAAAACTCTAAAAATCCATGGAGCATTGAAGGTTCAGGGTTATAGATGTCCAGATCCCACGAATCAAGATGTACAAGATCTGGGGAACCTTCAAATTCCCTTAAAAACTTAACAGAATCCATCTTATAATGGTGAGAATTGTTAAATTCCGGTAAGGTCTCTTTTAAAAGCGATTCACTTCTTTCTGAGATCTCCTGATCTATATCAACTGAGTGGAATTCCCCTCCGTTCTCAAATGCCAAATGAGCAAAAAGAAAACCGAAGCATCCATCTTCTAAATTCTGACTAGCTCCAGTTTCTATTACACGAAGATTATCTACCGTATGTAGATCAATCAGGTTAGAAATAACTTGAGCCTGACCTATCCTATAGGAAGGTGGTGAAATGGAATTAAAGAATTCCAAAGATTTTTCCCAATTTTTCATAATATCCGTATTTGTAATCGCGATTGGATTCGAACCAATTCCAGCTTTTCCATTCAGAGTCAGCCTTACTGTTACTCAACCTTGGGAGGTGCTTCCAACCAATGGACTCGCGATTGTTTTTTATTACTTAGCAAAGTTAAGCGAATGTGCCGCTAAATAAAAATAGCTTTCCTTATTTCTTAAGGACTTTCTTAGATCTCTCTGCTAACCAGACAGCTCCACTTTTTTTGAATTCCTTCCAGTTATCAAAATCCCGTAGATCCTGTATAACCTCATCTGGAATAAGTGTGAATCCCTCAGGTGCTATGCCCTGATATTTGTAATACACAGAATTCTCGATTTTTTCTTGTATGTCTGACAATGTATCGTGGGTTATTTTTAGAGCCGAAGGCAGGAATCGAACCTATCGCGTCAAGACCAGTTTTGGCTGGCTTGCTCTGCCACTGAGCTACTCCGACTTTGGAGCGGGAGACGAGATTCGAACTCGCGACCTATAGCTTGGAAGGCTATAGCTCTACCAACTGAGCTACTCCCGCTTTTGCTCCCCCACCTGGGCTCGAACCAGGGACCTATTGATTAACAGTCAACCGCTCTAACCAACTGAGCTATGGAGGAATAGAAAGGTCCGGGCCCAAAAATAGCCCTTTTGAAGACCTTAGTTGCGGGAGAAGGATTCGAACCTCCGACCTCCAGGTTATGAGCCTGGCGAGCTACCTCTGCTACCATCCCGCGATATAATTAAAGGAAGGGGAATCTGGCGAGTACTTGTATTTGCCCGTTTCACACCGGTACCAAGCCTCCCGTCTTTTTCCAAATCCTTGCCTCTGTGAATAAGCACCCTTCCTTAGTTGCCCCTGCTGGACTCGAACCAACACTGACGGAACCAAAATCCGCTGTCCTGCCAATTAGACGAAAGGGCAAGATTGTGGGCCCAGCAGGGCTCGAACCTGCGACCTACTGATTATGAGTCAGTTGCTCTAACCAACTGAGCTATGAGCCCAGAAAACAGGATGCTTTTTTTGAATATTTGCTGTATCAAAAAGTTGCTGTATGCATCCTTTTAGTACCGAGGGTCGGACTCGAACCGACACACCGTAAGGCGCTAGATCCTAAGTCTAGTGCGTCTACCAATTTCGCCACCCCGGCATTTGCAGGATATCGCTTAACCTGCGGTGAGTGTTCCTTTCACCTTGTTCCCTTTCGGTACTACGATTTTTTTGGCGGAGAGGGAGGGATTCGAACCCCCGGTACGTTGCCGTACGCCAGTTTTCAAGACTGGAGCATTCGACCACTCTGCCACCTCTCCATGTTCGGTTTTGTTCCACATTAGCCCTACCACACAGTGGACATGGGTAGGATTTTGACTAAGGTGCTCCTAAGAGCTTTACACCGAAAACCTGATCAGAGCCACTGGAGGGACTTGAACCCCCGACAGGCTGATTACAAATCAGCTACTCTACCAGCTGAGTTACAACGGCTTTTAGGCATTTTCCAACATGTCAAAGAACTGTTTGATTATTTGTCTTTTTTACATCCTGTAGGATATTATGTTTCCATACAAAAACACAAATAATTACATTTTTTCTCCTCTCAGAGTTTGTGGAGCTGGTGGGATTCGAACCCACGTCCAGCTAGGCACACCCAGAGAATCTCATTCACAGGCTTATCTAGTTTTTATAAACTAGCAAATCTTTGTCACTTATTTTTTTGGACTGAGATGAGTGACGATACTCAGCGGAAGACGCTAACAGCGATCTTAAGGGTATTGGACAGTAGTCCTCAGGGTTACTGATCGACTTCCTATTGTGGGTACTTCTAACCCTTATTCCCCGATGTAACTTTCTGTTCCTAGGCAGTTACCGCCCAATGCTTAGGCTGCAAGAGCAACTTCAGCTGTTTCAACAGAACCTAGTCCTGCCAAAACGAAAAATGGATTTTCGCCATTTGAAGTGTTACATAGGTTATTAAAGAGTTTCCAATGCTAACTCTGCCTGCAATTCAAAGAACGTTCGCCTCCTGTCGATTCCATTCAGCCCCATTTCTGTTCAGCAAATTTAATCTTTGTAAGGGATTAAAAAAACTGAGATATAAAAAAACCCAAATCTTTTGAGAGATTTGGGTTTAGATATATCTAGACTTCTTCTAAGTGATCACCTAAACCCAAAGTGATCCTTGCCTGTTGGGTAAAATCCCAGCGTCCAGATGCACGATATTTGATTTAAATGTTTCATTATAGATGAAGATTACGGTTATTATATATCAAATCAACAAAAAGTTTCTTTTGCAATGCAAATGTAATATCTTTTTCCACCATAAAAAATGAGCTCTAAGATTTAACAAAATTCCTAATCCTCGAAAGGTACTCTAATTGATTACCCTTAACTACATAAGAATCTCCAACTGAAATGTCTTCAGAGGATATTGTATAATCGATAATATAATCCTCAGCTTCATCTAATACTACTCTTTCCCAAGACCATTCACCCCTATTTAATATATAATTTGAATGTAGATCCAATCCAGATCCCTTAATACTTATCCTAAATTCAGCTTTTTGGAAAGGTGAGGTTGTCTTTAAATTTACAAACAATCTTACCGAACTAAGATCTTGCTGGTCAACAAAAAGAGAGCAAGTTGAATTTGTATATAACATAAAATCACTCTTACTCCACTGCCACTTGTGAGTATCCCAATTTAATTTAACTTCTCCACCGAAAAATTGGTTTAGATCATTTCTTGTCTTTACAATAGATTTAGTTCTCGACTCAATCTCGCACAGGAAATCTTCAAAGACGTAGTTTGGGAATTTTTCTATGAAGTCCCTATTAGTATCATATCTTCCAAAAGGAAGAGTTAAGTATGTACCCAGATCCAATCTTATAATGAACAAATGTCCGTGGAGCCAGGGTGAATTCGGAACACGGTAGAAAAGCGATGACCTTCCAAGGGAGTTAAGTTCGGTGCAAAGTGAATTAATTTTTATGTCAAACTCTTTAGGGAATATAAAGTCCGCCTCCATATAAACCACAAAATCATGCTTTCTAGAGAATGCAGAACCTATTGCTGGCATTAAAAGGTTCACAATGGCCGGAGTATAGCCTATCCATCCCTTATAATCCCGGTAAGCTATATCTCCTGTGTTTATCCAATTAAAATTTGGTAAAGAATTCACATTTTTCAATATAGCTGGATCTAATATATCGGAATCCTTATACGAAATCTCATTCTTAGAATTGTAAAGATAGAGGTCTACAATATCCTTAATTTCTTGGGAACAATCTAAATGACTGATGAGCGTAACATACCCGCCTAATGACTTTATAGATCCAATGATTTCTAGAAGATCCTTCTTCTTTTCTGGAGAATCCGGGAATGCTGAGATTATAAAATTGCAATCAAAGTCTATCATGATCTAAATCATTTCTTTGGGATATTTCTGGGAATGCTTGTCGAAGATTTCAACCCTAGGTCCTTCTATGAAATTAACCTCGACTTTTATATTTTCAAAATCCTCCATTTATTTTTCTAACATCATCTTTTGTAAGTTGCTCAGCAATCTTTTTAGTCTAATAGTCAAGGTTGTTTCCAAAAAAAATCCCCAAATCATAAGAAATGGGGATTTAAAAACAGGATCGTGATTAGTATTATTCGGCTCTGCAGCTATATCTCTCTTTACGCCAATGAGAAGTTGACGTCGTGATTTTAGTTTTGAACCAGGTCACTGATCTCCGGGTCTCGTTAGAGAGTAAGCTTGCGCTGTACTACAACTAACTCTTCATCTAGTATAGAATAGGTTTGCTGTACCGATCCTTTCACAGGTTTCTTTTTATATAACACTTATTGGATAGTATAAAAAATTGCTGTAAGAAACCTAATATTTTCAAAGAACTCTTTGCTCCCTCAAGCTTTTGAATATTTCGTCAATGTGCTTTTGCTCGATAAATCTTTTACTGTCCCAAATGGCATTAAATAACCTTACAATTTCTTGCTCAGTGTAAGTTTCAGGTTGAAACAATGAGGTTCCACCCTTTTTAACCATCTCAAGAAGTAGGTCTGAAATATATCCTTCCTGAACTACCGTTTTTGCTAACTCATCCCTTTCTGATTCGGAGCATGAATACCAATAATCTTCTGGGTCAATATCTATATCTGCCACCTTGAATTAAATTATAATGTCTTTATACCTTTCAGAAAGAATAGTTTCGTTCATCACCTGAAGTGGCGATATAATTTCACCTTTGCAAATGCTTTTAAGAATTGCCGGCGAGAAACCGCTTACCAAAGCTGTACCAGATTCGGTGAAAGAAACCGGCACATTACCACCTCGGGATTGGATATTCCAGTAGATGATGGAAGGCATTGAGTATCCAGCTTCAGCATACATCCCTCTGACCATTTCCTGTGCAGTAGGATTCCATTCTACCTGATCAGTTTTATTCCAATAAGAGTAAGACATAAATGTCGCACTGTCGAATTCCATGTCAGAGAGGATCAATATCTTCGTTGGCATTTCAGATGCAGGTACAGAGTTTTTAACTGCCTGATCCAATATATGCGAAAAGGTCTTTTGGAGATCCGTGTTCATACCCCAAGCAGCTCTAGATAATTGCGAAAACCTCGACTTTAAATCACCCTTCAGTATTTGAATCTCTGGGTTAGCAGAGAAAGTTACAAAAGAGTCCTTAAACGCTCCCTCGTTTCTTTCAGAAATGTACATCCCTAAAGAGATTGCAACATCCAAGCAAGTAACATTAGAATTTCCACCAGCGGGTGTCATCATTGAACCCGAGGTGTCAACGACTGGAAGAATTCTTTCCTCGCTCCCCTCCATGTAATCAGGAAGTGCTTTCCATTGCTCAGAGGCAAAGTCTGCATCTCCGTGTTTGAGAGTTTTGGTCACATCATAAGGATAGACTGCAGAAGCATTTACTTTTTCCTCGCCAGACCTTAATTTCTCAAGATATAAATTATATCTCTCCGAATCGTTTTTGTGAAATGCCTTAGTGTATCTTGCTGCTGCTACTGAAGGAAGCTTACCATACTCAATAGACTCCCAATCTTTAGCACACATAGCCTGCTCGACAACATTTGTGAGGCCAACCAGTGTCTTTCTATATTGCTTAGGTGTGAATCCTAAGAAGTTTCTTAGTCTGTTTGCTACCGGTCCCTTTCTAGGCATCCATTTAGCACAAAGTCCATTTTCGCTTTCGAGACCACTCTTTATTAGATCTAATGCAGGTGCTTCGAGCTTGGTGCCAATCAAAGTAAGCAAATCGTCCCATCTTCCATATTCTGGGATGAGATGTAGGTTTTTTCCTAGTATCTCTGGGTTGTCGCTTGCTAAATATGTAATAATGTCCTTGAAGATCTGTCTTTCTCCTGCTCCACCTCTGATGTCTCTTACCCAAAAAAGAATTCTCATGGCTGTAAGTGGATCCTCGTGAAACGCAAGTGAGAAGTTTGCAATAAGTCTTTGCTTATCCTGTCCCCTCATAGCACCAATCATGAAGAATAAATCTACACAAGCATTCAAAGAAGATGAGTTGGTTGTCATCCCATTTTCCGTGGTGATGTTCTTGGTTCTAAGTGCGTCTGCGAGCTTCATAATAAACGTATTTGGAATCTATATAACTAGTGCAATGTTTTGTTTCCGTCTTTTAAAGACAAGTGCAAAACTAATAATCCAAATCGAGCTAAAAAAATAAATTTAGAATTTCTTCAGCACGTACAACTTTTTACTTGCCCTTGTATATGCTGTGTACTTAATCCTATTTCTCTCAATCACGTCCCAGTTCATATCTATGTCGTCCTCCATAACAAAAGATACTTCATAAGTGCTGCCTTGGGATTTATGTGCTGTAATACAATATGCGTATGACACGTCCGCGAATTCTCTAAGGAAATCGTAGTATTCTATCCAAGACTTGTCCTTTCCTTTTTTCTGGATCGCGATATTCTTTAGGATATTAGCAATCTTCCTAAATTCATATTCACTATCCTCATGCAATATTTCTAGAACTTCCTGGTGTTTAGTGTTGTTGTCATCCAAAAACCAAACCTTTGTCTCATAGTACTTTATATAAAGCTCAAGGTCCTCCGCTTTAAACCTTTTGTGCTTTATCTTGAAGGACTTAACTGTAAATTCATCATTGGTGTTAAATAGCACCATCCCCATTACTATATAAGGACTATTTACAATAAGCTTTTCTCCTGGGAGTATCTTATCACCAACATTATCTTCCCCGTAAATTACCCTTCGAACCAGGTTGTTCATTGTGGCGACTGTTTTATTTCTCCAGGCAACTATCTTAGCATATTCTGAATCCTCCTGGAAATCAACACTCTTAAAATAATTGCCGATAATATTGGGTATTGATTTTCTAGTGTCTGGGTCACCAAGATTTAAAAAATCTATGCCCTCCCCAGTATCATTTAAGATCGTTTCAGCAGGTATGCCTACACTAAGATTCCTCACGTTCTCTCTTATCTTCACAGAAGAGCTAATTATAGGGTTATCCAACTTCTGCCTCATGATGGTTTTAAGATCTATTGTTACAATCCCATACTCTTCAGCCAGCTCTTCAGTAAAGGGGATACAGTCAGGTTTTCCTACCGGTGGGATTTGTGCAGGATCACCCATGCATATTATCTTTATATTTTCCCTGTGCTTAATTATTTTTTCGAAGAGATCATCATTAAGCATAGATACCTCATCTATTATTAGAAGCTTAATTTTGGATATCTTAGGTTGAAATCCAGGGTCATTTACAAACTCTTGCTTTCCCTCCTTTGTTATCTTTTCTTTTAATCCAAGAAGTTTGTGAATAGTTTGGAAAGAAACTCGTGGATCACTTATATCCGAGGATCTTCTAATAACCCTTACAGATTTATTTGTTGGCCCAGTAACCGCTATTCTATACCAATTTCTATTGTAATGAAGCTCTGACAGTAGGTAGTTGACAAGAAGACTGACACAAAAGGTTTTACCTGTTCCTGCCCACCCTCTTAAAACATAAACAGACCTGTCTTTAGGGTTGTTCAGATATTTAACAAGTTTTCCGAAAGCAGCCCTTTGGTCGCCGTTTAGTACACTAGTATCTACAATGCTTTTTTTCAAATGACCTTATTATGAGAATTCTGTTGATGATGAAACTCTCAATTCATCAATTATCTTATCGTAATGTTTAGGGTCGTTGAAAAGCGAGGACCTTTCATTGTTTTTATAATATTCAGCATCCCCTATAAAACCATCAGGTTCACCCCATGTAAGAGCCATTTTGATGAACTCTTCAACCTCAATTTGAGTACCATATTCATCAACAACTCTTCCTTTACGAATAAACTCAAGTAATTCTTGTTTATTACTGTAAAACTTTCCGTCATGGAAGTTCCAACAGAATTTCCAACCCATACTTCGTTTACCCAGATGTACAACTGTATCTGCTGTAAATTCATCCCAAGGAGAAAGACCATCCCAAGAATGCTCGTTATTTTTAATATACCTAAAACCCCTTTCGATAAGATCCGGGGTAAGCTTTAAGCCAATTAGTCTTACCTGGAGTCTCTCTTTTCGGTCTTCCATTTCCTGTTCACAAGGTATCCTATAGTAATTTGTTCCCATTCGGGTTTATGTTTTCTTGGAAGATATAATCTCGTCAATAATACCATACTTAACAGCCTCGTCAGCATCCATCCAAAAATCACGGCTGGCGTCTTCTTTTACTTGTTCGGGATCCTTATCACAATATCCACCAAGAAGTTCAAAAAGAATTTTGTTATACTTTTCCCATTCCTGGAAATCAATCTTAGCATCCTGTATGTTCCCAGAGAATCCTCCAGATGATTGGTGAAGCATTACTTTAGAGAATCTTAATGAATATCTTTTCCCTCTTGTACCCGCTCCTAAAAGAATAGATCCCATTGAGGCTGCCATCCCGGTATTAACCGTTATAATGTCGGATTTTACATAATCCATTACATCCACCATAGAAAGGCCGGATTTAACGGATCCACCGGGTGAATCGATATGCATTGTAATGTCTTTTTCTTGAACTGAATCTAAGAACATCAGCTGTGCTTGAACTATCGTGGACATTTTATCATTAACCGGACCAGCTACCCAAAGTAATCTATCCATCATCAATCTTGAGAAAATGTCCATCTGTGTAACTCTCAATTCCCTCTCTTCCAAAATGTAAGGTGTTAGCGAACTTTCAATTAAGTTGGTGTAGTTGTGAACGTCAAGCGATCCAATATTATGCTCACTCAATGCATATTTTTCGAATTCTTTCTTCATATTTGTTTCTATTAGAATTTCATATCAAAAGGTTCCTTCATTCCAGTTTCCCTATTAACGAAGTCTCTCTCTGTGTTGCTATTAATATTACCCTGTAAATGGTAAATTATTTCCCTAGCTGCTTTTAATTCCTCAAGGACATCCAGAATATTTACCCTGTGATTCTTTGATATTGTCAAATCTTCAATATCCCCAATAGCTGAATTTACTTTTGCTCCTGCTTCTTGGAGCATATATTTTGTGTTTTCCATTTTATACAATTTTGGATTATACCACAAAACTACCAGGAAGCAACGAATAAAAAAAATTAAATAAGAGAATTATTAACAGTTCTGTGAGCTACACCACCGACTCCTGCTATTCCACTATATAGAGAATGGACGCTCTTTATGGTACTGTCCCACGGAAATTGGGACTCTGAAAGCCTTACCATTGGCTTAACCGAAATTAGTTTTGTCTCACCCATTACTTGGTTAAATTTACACCTTAATGTTCCTCTTCCGTGAACAGGACAATTACAAACAACGTAAACTACAGCTTCGCCGGAGGGCTTCTGTGAAAAATCAGAGAAGTGGGTTTGGAAACCCTCCTTCTCTTTAAGATATTTTTCAAGCTCTTGCAAAAATTGCATTAGGATTTAACGATATTTTCATCGACCCATTCCTGCACTTTTACCTTAGGCAATGCTCCTGTTTTCGTAGCAATTCCTTCTTTGCTTTTAAAGATCATCATAGTTGGTATACTTCTTATCCCGTATTTTGAAGCAAGCTCCATAGATTCGTCTACGTTTATTTTTATAACTTTCAATAGTGGATTTTCTTCCTCTATTTGGTTAATTATGGGTCCTAGCATTTTACATGGGCCACACCAAGGTGCCCAAAAATCCGCAAGTATGTTTTCGCTGTTTTCTAGTTCTAGATCAAATTCTTCTATTGTCATAATTTGAGTTTTGTTTTATTATAGATTTATTTTTCTAATTATTCCGCTATATCAATATAGTTTGTACCATATCAGGCTGGGTTCTATATATGAGTTGTGGGTCTGGAGACATTATTACTGAAATTCCGTCCGACATATCGTGGAGTCCAGTTATGTAATTTTCTACATCTTGCCTTTTTTCAGGGGGAAAGGAATACTGACTCATTACGTCGTCCACAATCTTTTGTAGTGAGCTTTCAAATTCACTGGGGTCGTGGAATTTAAAGTACTTCTCATACTTTTTAACAAAATTCCTTATCATAGCCTGCTCAGGCTGAGTTAGCGAGAGATCTGACATAAAGTCGTCAAATTCCTGTATAAGATCCATAATCGAAACAGTTTTTATTTTAGATGATATATATTCAATAACTTTAAAACATAATTGAAATGTCCACAGAAGAAAAAGATATCAAGGTCGAAGATCAGGTCGATTTTGAAACACAGGAAGAAACAAACACAGACGAACTTACCCCCGAGGTAAGCGATTTTGAGAACAGCGAAGAAAGCGATTCAGAAGTTGCTGATATCAGCACAGAAACGCCATCCATTGAAACATCAAGTCCAGAAGCAACTGGAGATGTTATGGATACACCAGAACCCGCTGCTGAAATTACTAGCCATCAGGAGGATATTTCTTCAGAAACACCGCAACCACAAGAAACCTCATCACCTGGTAGAGTAATGAGGTTTGAAGATTTTGTAAATAACAGGGATTAATCCTTATCTGCAGATCTTCCCAGGTCCCTTCTAATCAACCCTCTCACATAGTGAGATATTGAAACTGGGGGTTCTCCTGTGGTTAAAGCTTTCTTAGAAATCTTTTTGCTAAGCTCTTCCAGGTCTTCCGTTGATAGTAAGACCTGGATTTTTTCTGTTTTATCTTCTGCCATAATTGGTTTTATTTCTATTCTATATATTTAATCCTTTTTGTATAAAATTTCCATAAATTCTATTCCACCATATGGATCTCCTTTTGCTTGCATTGGTGAATAGCCATCAACTTGGTCAGAAACCACGAAAGCTTTGTGAGGGTTAACCATAACACCAAGCTTTTTCATTAATGGCCGGTTGGCTAAAAACGGGGTGCTTTTAGATATCCTGTCTGTTGGTGCAACTTTTACTTTAGGAATCTTGACGCCATTGAAAACTATATCCATTTCTATAATGGGTCTTTCGTCTGTATCCCTACCTATTTCAGTTTTGGTTCTGCCAACAATTTTTCCTTCAATCTCATTTTCACCAATCTTGAATTTGAGAGTGTCTCCATTTTCTTCAATTTCATCAGCATGGATAGAAGATGCTGTGGAACCGTTTCCTGTATCAAATTTAGCTACCATTTTTCCGATGGATGGAATTTCTAAAGTTTCAAGATATCCTACCTCCAACTTAGTCTGAGACCAATTCTTCTTGTCTACAATATAATCCAAGACATCTCCTACGATCGGTTTTCCGATAGCTTCAGATATTCCTTCCGTTCCTGGTGATGAATTTACCTCAAGTATAAATGGCTTGCCAGTTTTAGAGTCAATCATAATATCAACGCCACACCAGTTACAAGATACACTGTTTGCTGCTTCACAAGCTATTTTTTCAATCTCCTCATTAGTTTCATAAGCTGAAACCTCTCCACCTAAGGTATAATTAGTCCTAAAGTCTTTCTCTACTGCTTGCCTTTTCATTGCTCCTAGGACTGTGCAGTTTTCTACACCCGGGTTTAAAGGATCGAATTTTTTAACTATTACCTGAATCCTTACATCGAAATCAGAATCGATCTTTTCCTGCAAAAGTATTTCACCATCAGGATCAAGTTTTTGAATTGTTTGGTAGACTGACTTAAGAGATGCATAAGAGTCTACAATTGAAACTCCAATACCTTGTGAACCAGACAACAGCTTCATCACTACCGGAAATTCTCCCCCAACTTCTTCAAGAGCTCTATCCAATCCCTTTGTGCTATTAACTAAAGCATATTTTGGTGTTGGAAGCCCTTCCTCATCAAGGACTTTTGATGTGAGGTATTTACTTTCACATATTTCTATAGATTCCAAAGAATTAACACAGAAATATCTAGATGCTTCAAGATCTCTCATAATTTGCTTTGTGTAGGAGTTAGTAGTGACTCCTCCCCTTGGAACAATAGCTGTAGTCTCTGGTCTTATTAAGATCTCTTTAGCCTCTTCTCCGTCAGTGTACTTAACCACGTGTCCATTATAGACCTTCTCTAGTACCACATTATTGACGTTAACAACATTAAATGTTAAACCTCTTTTCTCACACTCCTCTGCGAAAGACTTAGCAGTTTTGCTGGGTTTTGATTCCCCACTAAGCATAAGAATATCTACGGATTCGTTATTCTCGGCTTCATTTAGAAAAGATTGAAAATTAAGTGCAGGGGAAATCCTTTGCATGTGTAAAATTTACTTTGATGTATATATCCTACTTGGTGACGCTTATTTCCCTCTTGGATCTGGCAAGAGCACTTCCGATTACGTGGTGCATATCGTAATATTTGTACTCAGCTAATCTTCCACCAAATATATACTTATCAGAAATTTGTTCAGCCAATTTCTTGTAGGCTGAATAAATGTTTTTATTCTTTTCGTCAGATACTGGATAAAACCTCTCTTTGCCTAATTTCCACTCGGAGGGAAACTCTTTGGTAATGACTGTCTTATCTGATTTTACCCAATCAAAATGCTTGTGTTCACATATCCTTGTCCAAGGTATATCGGCTTCAGTGTAGTTTATTAAAGCATTTCCCTGAAAGTCTTCAATATCTAAAATTTGTGAATTGAAGTCTAGACTTCGATATTCTAAGATACCCTCTGAATAATCAAAGAATTCGTCGATAGGACCGGTGAAAACTATTTTTTTGGCTTGAGATTCCCAATATTTTCTGTCCTCTAAGAAATCAACATTAAACTTTACCGGGACATCACCTTGGATATTCTCTATCATTTTGGTGTAACCACCAATAGGTATTCCTTGGTACTTATCGAAATAATAATTATCGTCGTATGTTAACCTTATCGGTAGTCTCCTTATGATGAAAGAAGGCAATTCTTTAGGGTCTCTTCCCCATTGCTTAGTAGTGTATCCCCTTACAAACTTTTCGTAAATCTCTTCTCCAACCTCATTAAGAACCCACTCTTCGAGGTTTGAGGGTTTCTTAATTTTTATCCTAACCTCGTCTAATTTTTTCTTTGCCTCTTCGGGAGTATTAACACCAAAAAGCTGATATAATGTCATGAGGTTAATCGGGAATGAAAATATTTTTTCCCCGTACTTAACTTTGGGTCTATTCACATAATTATTAAACTTAGCAAATCTGTTTACATAGTTCCAAATGCCATCATCAGATGTGTGGAATATATGGGGTCCATATTTATGAACCTCTATACCATGCACATTTTCGGTATAGCAATTTCCACCGCTATGATTCCTCCTCTCGAGGATAAGGCAACTCTTACCGGACTCTGTAAGTTGTTGTGCAAATACACTACCAAAAAGACCGGAGCCAACTACGATATAGTCATAAGTATCATTCATTATTAAATTTCAAAGGTCGTTTTATTTTTCATCCATTCAACTAAACTATCCAGATCTTTTCCGGGTTTAAATCCATGGTAGAATAAAATCCGACTACTATCATCACAGGTCTCGTACAAACGAGTATCTAAATTATCCAACGAATATTCTCTGAACTTATCTATAACAACGTTTTCTTCTGTCTCTATATTTAAAAAAGAATCAAAAGATGTGGTATTAAAAAATACAAGGTCAAAAAAATCTGTACAGCCTCCTTTCCAGAGGGTAATATTATAAGCGGTCTCCTCTCTAAAAGGGAAATATATCTCTTTTTTCTTAAGAAGATACGGATTAAGTAGGATCGATTTCCACTCCTCCAGGAAATCTAGACAATTGTCGTTATATGAAATCATGCTGGCCCATAAATATTTACAAGATCTTTCAGCAATACCGAAATATTCCATGAGCTTAGTTTCATCATAAACAATAGTCTCCTCACCAAAAGATTTCCATATCCAAACGTGGTCTTGTGGTCCCGAGGATGATATTGGTAATTCAGAGCTTTCGTTGATCAACTTCTCTGGATCAAACCTCTTACTTAATATGATATCACAATCCATATAGAGGATATGACTGTCATAATTTAGCCCATCGATGAGAATATCTGGTTTATAGTAAGTAAGGTCCGGTTTTTCCGGATCTAATTCATATCTGATCTTGGTGAAATTTGGATATTCTAGAGTAGAATCAAAACCAACTGTGTAGTATAGGACATGAACATCCCCAACACTAGCATATTTTCTGGAAACCATAAAAGCATTAACCATGCTTTCGTACACAGAATCAGAATAAACCAAAATCCTCATTACTCGTTTATCTACATCCTTGTTACAACCTCACTGAAAAGATGTTCTACCTCCATTGCAGCGTGCAATTTTTGGAGTTCAGAACATTTTTGGAAATCCTCCTCCAATTCAAAAAAATCTAGCAGCTCTTTCACCCTTTCACATTTAAATAAGGTTGAAAAATATTTATCCGTAATGAAATCTTTACGGTACTTCATAATCATGGAGTAATTATCATACATGAAATTTCTATATTCCTCAAACCCGTCATCAAACAGGTATTCTAAAAATGGGTCTGCCATTACTTATCCTGATTTCTAAGTCTAAGCCAGTTCTTGATGCTCAATATAGCGGTAGTCAAAATAACCATGCCACCAATAAAGAACAGTCCGTCAAACTCGTCGTATCCGGATTGCAAAATTGTTAACTGCACCAGCCCAAACATATAACCAAACCACATTATCACCCAAACTAAGTCGGGTACCCTTTTTGTCCTTTTGGTTATTTTTTCAACTTTCTCATCATGTACTACTCTACTTAGAGCATCTTGCAGATCCTTTCCATATGCAGGAACATTTTCTGTCGTTCCATCCTCATTTAATACAGTGACTTCATACTTAAGCCATTCAGGAAAGGATTCAGATTCCTTTCTATATTCAACTCTAATTGCTTTCTTTCTCATTTTGGTTATAGGTTTTTTCTATTGATTTAAGGTACTCCATAGAACTGACTGGACCTAAGATCGCATCAGGGGAGTACAGATAAATGTGTAGGAACATTCTATCATCATTATATCTCTCTCTTATTAATTTTAGGGAGGAGATGTCAGGTAAAAATCTTTTATTAAATCCCATTTAAAATAAAGTGTTAATCATGAACAGATTAGGTGATATAGGAGTGTGACCCATTACCTCTATGAATCTGTTAATTGGATCCAGAATAGTCTTTGTAAACTGCTGATCAAAATCTATCGGGGGAGCAAATTCATATGGAAAAGTTCCTTGAGAATACGCAAACACATTGTTATCCCCGGGGTTCTTAACCTTAACAAAATAGAATCTTACCTTTTCTCCACCCCCGATCAAAGGATATTTGTCCTTGTATTTTGTTGAATTTAATAAGTAATTGTGGTAAGCTGAAGCTCTCACGTGGATGGGACATCCCTTTGCTACCTCTAATGCTGTTGTATCATTAAGAACGAACTTCTCATAATTATTGAGATTTACAGCAACAGCTATATTCTCAGGCTCTTGAGCTTTAAAATCTGTTTTAATGGATTTTAGCTCCCTGACAAACTCTCTTAGTTCAAACGACCTACCGCGTTCAAAAATAAACTTAGTTAGGTAGATCAGCTTTTCTCTTACAAAGGAAGGAGTGCCACCCTTAACCATCTCAACTCCGGTAGTCTTAATTGATGTTAGTGGGTCTGAGTGAACCCCATCGGAGTAAACAATATTTGTTACATACTTTTTTTTACCAAGGAAAATTCCATTGATGGATAGAGTTTCCATCTCAAAATCTTGGTAATTATCAGTACCCCATTTTTCTGCATAGATATCAAAACATTTCTTAAGATACCCAACAAGCCTGTTTTCGTTTATAGACAGGATAAGATCTTTATCCGTTCCTTTCCAACCATCGCAAGATGAAACAACCTCCTGGAAGGTAACGTAGTTAGAATCAGTATCTCCATACACAACCATTGGTTTGCGAATCCTCTTAACATTCGTAAGACCAAGTTTTTCGTGCAGCTCTTTATCTTTATGCCAAAACTCGTGGAAGTACTTGTGAAGTATCTTCTCGGAGTGCTTGATCAAGTCTTGTCCTTGCAGTGTCACAGCTTCAGCAACCTCAGGATTGAAACAAACAAACCAGCTGTTACCAATCGCTCCGTAGATTGAGTTCATGGTAAGTTTAACTGCTTGCTCCTCGTTCTTCAGCTCATTCTTTAATGCAGTGAGCTTTTCAATTTTTTCCCTTAGCGCTGGTACTTCAGACATGCTATTATTTTTCTATGATTCCAACTGCTGTTGATGTTTCTGTTTGTTCAGAGAAAAACACTATACGATTTTCGTGAACGTAGCATTCAGAGGATTCAGCATCAACGTAGTTTAAGTGGGATTTATAAATGGAAGATTCTAGAGGATCTTCAACCTCTATTTCAGAGGTTCCAATATTTAGCTTATAATCAAAGGAGTCACCAGTAATCTTTACTTGCTCTTTGTTTACCCTATATACAAGAAGTTCTTCCGAGTTGGACTCTAAACCACAAAGAGACATTACAGATGAAAAATCTGAATTATAGATTTTGAATTTAGACATGGCATCTTCCTTTGAATGAACCATTCCTAAGATAGTGTCTTCAACATATGAAAGGAGGGAAAGATCAGCACATCTAATCTTGATCTTCAAAGACGGGGATACCACTTGCATTTCAGAGGCAACACATTCTCCATCAACTTCAGAGATTGTTAGATCCAGGTGTATATCCTCTTCTGGACGGAAGTGCTTAAAGCAATCCATTAAACGTGTAACATCAATCAATCCAATCTTAACTCGATCACACCCAAGATCATCAAACCCAGGTACCTCTTCGAACACCTGGTTGATATCAACGGATGAGTATTTCATAACAGCCTTATCTGGCGTGTGTACTTTACAAAACAATTTTTCAGCGTTCAATTCCAAAAGAACACTTTTATCAACGACCTTAAGCTTCTTTAGAAAAGCAATCAGATTGCTTGTGCTTGTTACCCTAATCTTCATTTCTTGTGATTTAACTTTAATCTTCTATAGTACCTACAGGAATTAATTTCGTCTCTACACAAAAAATCCCGACTATTGCCGGGATTTAAATTTGATTGTGGTGATGTCTATTGCATACCGGTAGATCTAATAGTGTCGATAATAACTCTCTTATCTACAGGATTGAGTGTTTCTGCCCATTTTCTCACAGATTGAACATCAGTTGGTATTGATGCATAGCTATTAGTAGACGAGCTTTCCTTTCCTTTATCACCAGATTCTTCCTTTGGAGATTCTTTAGCTGCAGTAGCATCAAAAGCCTTTTTAGAAAAATCCTCTATATTCTTTACAATCGTGTCGAATTCTTTCTTTGATTGTGCTGGAAGATCCTTAGTTTCAACGTCGTCGATCTTGCCTTCAACTTCCTCTTTTCTTGCTACACCAAAGTCTATCTTAGATCCCTTAATTTTTGAGTTCAGATCGTTTGCGATTTCAATTATAAGATCGTTGCTAAGATTTACTTTCTCATTATTAAACATTTCAGAAAAAGTCTTACCTAACATATCGTAGAATAATCTCATTTGGTTAGCAATTTCACTTTTATAAGATGCATATGGACTTCCATCGGAAAGAGTTTCACCAAGACCTTTCATAATCTCATCATAAGTAGTATCCTTCCCTAGAATTGTGAACTTCTCTATTAAACCTCTCTCAATAGCACTGAACTCTTGCCATACCTGAGGCCAAGCTTCCTTCCAAAAAGATCCTGCATTTGATTTCTTATTTTCTATAATATCCTTACCGTCAAATTCTACAGTTGGGATTATATAGCTAATAAGCGTTGGGAAAATTTTCTTAGATATTCTATTAAATGCTGCATTAAATATAGCTCTATCAGAAGACTTCTCAATATTATTGGCGGAAACTTCTTTTACATTCTCCAACCAAGCATCGACCACTCTTGTAGCAACATCATAGGGCTTGATAGATTCACCGTTTATATCGATCTCCTTGTCTAGAGGTAAACCGGATCCACCCCAATTTATTTTCAGATCCTCGTTTAGTGAGAGGTAGTATCTCTTAGAAAAACTTTGTATGTTATCCATACCTAAGATTTTTCATTTATATATCCTCAGAATCCTCGCCTTCCTCAAGATCAAACACCTCTATCTCTGGATCAACAGAAATGCTCTTGGCGGCTACGGCTTTAGGTATAAGAGATGCTGGTTTAGTTTTCTTGAGTTCTCCAGTAATCTTCTTAACCACAGCCCTTTGTTTAGTGATAGCTTTTTTGGTCTCTCTGATCTTGGATTTGATCCCTTTGATTAAATCCTCGGTCTCTTTAATATGGTCTGATGATAGCTTTACTATTTGAATCTGGGAAAGCTTTTGTGATATCCACTTTACAAACTTGTTGAGAAATTCGACAATTTCACTATTCTGTCTCTTCTTTTGGCTCATGAATATCAAGAACTTTAGCTTAGCCTCCAAAAAATCGAGATCCATATTCAGATCAACCTCATCCTTCATAAGTCTTTTCAGCCTCACATTCTCTAAATGGACCCGGAAAGAATCTAAATATGATTTGACAGAATCAAACTGAGCAACAGCTCCATCTTTGATAAACACAACGTTTTCCCTTACTACTATTTTTGTTTGCTTCTTGATAACCTCAACAGCTTGTTTAAATTCTGCTGGCGATACTTTCTTTAAAGAAATACCAACATCACATTTACTCTGAGAATTGTTCTGCATGTAGTATTCATACCCGTAATAATCGAGCTTGAATAGAAGCTTCTTCATGAAAGAGTCATACCTCATAATAGGAGGCAGATCAAATATCCTTATGGTCTTTTTTCTTTCATTGACTTCAAAACCACTCTCAAGTATCCAAGAATCGTCTGAATCAAGTTTATATATTTTTCCACTGAAGTCCTTAAAGTATGGTTTCAGAAGTTTGTTTTTACCTTCCAGATATTCCACAATATCTTCCATCTTTCTTGGCAGAATATTGCTTCTATATCCAACAGCAATACCAACTATATGTGTAAGCAACCCAACCGGAATTTCTAGATGGAGCCAGTCGTGTCCACCCTCCTCATTTTTTTCGTTTAGGTCCTTATGTTTCTCAACAATGTCCTTGACATTTCTGTTTATTTTAACAGCAGTATATCTTGGGGCTGACGGGTTAGGATTAACTGGGGATCCAAAAAATCCATCTCCCTCAAGTATTTCAAACGAACACCCAAAAGGTCTAGCAAGTTTTGAAATAGCACCAGCAAGGGAAGAATCCCCATGGTGATATAGTCCGGTTCTAATCACCTCACCCACAAGCCCAATGGTTTTATTAAATGAGTTTGGACTATTCTCTATAATTATTCTCTGTACTGGGGTTAAGGAATCATAGAAATTAGGAATTCCCCTTGATTGCAAAACATACAGAGCATAATCTCTGTACTTTTGATTTATTTGATCCGCGATCGATAATGTACTAACAGCCACCAATTATTTCTTTTAACGGTAGTTGTATAAATCTTAAAAGGATTTGTTTCTAATTAAGAAAGCTTTGATCCAACATCATCCATTTGGATAAGGGCAACATCTATTTTTCTTTGTCTTGCTGATTTTAGCTTACCAAGAACCCTATTCAGATCCGATGCTTTGGCAAAAACCAAACATCCAGCAGACCAAGTATTTACATTTTTAGAAGTTCCTCTAGATCTGGCTCTGTGAATGTTTATGCTGAATTTACCACTTTGTGAATTACCAGGGGAGAATGTTTTGAAAGTTGCATCTTTGGGATTAGCAACAGGTACATATCTATCAACGTTTACTTTACCGTCCTGTACAAAGGCACTATAACCTCTATGAGTACCTATTTTATAGTCATATACTCCGGGTTGAACAATAGCAAGCCCTTTGGGGTTAATGGTATCTTTTAGACCTGTTGAAAGGTACCAGTTTCTAAAAGGCCTTACCATAAACATAGGCCCAGGAACAGTAGTTGCCTCGTATGTCCACACCTTCTTTTCGTCCTCTGGAGACATTAATATAATAAGATCAATGAAGTGATTTCCTGATTTTTTCTTCTCCGAAAGGTAGTTTCTTAGAGCAACCAAGTTGTATTTGCTCTTGTCCATCTCTCTCCAATAATTTTGGCTCTCAAGAGCTGATTTAAGGGAATCCCAAGTAATCTTGTTCTTATTTCTAAATTTATATGAAGAGCTTCTAGGTAATAAAGATGCATCAGGCTCAAGCACCGCATTAACGTCATCCTCTGCCGCTCTTATTGCATCACCAACTTCCTCGACTTCTCTCCGGACATTAGGATTCTTGTTTAAAACATTTATTAGTTCATTATGTGGTGCTGGTGCATCAGTTGGGGTTCCAAGGTTACTGGAGTTCAGCAACCATTGTTCAAGGGATGATCCAACCTTAGTTGCCATAAGTAAATCAAGGCCCGTCATTTTTTTAGGATCCATGAAAGAATCAAAATCTACCGGCTCTTGTGTAGGCGGTGCAGTATTGGAAGCAGGTTTATTGGTTGTTATAGAAACATGAGATTCAGGATCTTTTAAGATATCCATCAGTTTGTTTCTAGTTACTCCTGCAGTCCTACCTAAAAGGGATGAGCTCTCGTAAATGGAATCTTCCCTTTCGTTTATAAATTCTTCAAATCCCTTTAAATTCTTTCCCATTCAAGCGAGGATATTTATACTATTTATCCCATCTAACGGGAATTTCTTTCAAAGGAAAAGAAAAACACTACTAAGCTATTTAAAAGAACGCTAATTCCACTTATTAAAAATCCTATTGCTAGAATATTAAGTGCGTTTACAAATATCGAGTCCCTATATGCCCAGTTAATCATGAAAGAAAGAGGGTTGTAAATAGTTCCAGAGATGGACAGAAATCCAAGTATAATACCAACCCAAAATCCACTACATTGAATACATGAAAACAACTTATGTAAAGTTGGTGCTTTTACCAATAGGTAAATTCTCAATGGGTCAAATATAGTTCCATTAACAAGGATGGAAGTTATTGACCACCCGATTAGAAGATAAATTAGCTCTTTCATATTAAAATTTTTCTTGGTAAGATTCTATAAATTCTTGTTGATCTGGGGTTAGGTTCTTTGGCACTTTAATTCCCATCTTAACTAGTATATCACCACGATAACTTGAGTTAAATTCAGGAACCCCCTTACCAGCCAATCTGAATATTTTTCCGGGAGGAGTACCACCAGGAATTGTTATTTTATATTCACCACTAGATACAAGATTCGGGATGTGTACTTCCTTACCTAAGCAAGCCTCAGGAAAAGTAAGATCAACATCACAGATGAGATTATATCCATCCCTTCGATAGAAATCGTGTTTCTTATCATAAACACTTACAATTAAATCCCCCGGGTCAGATGGTGATTTTGCATGGTCTCCCTTTTCAGGAACTCTAAATGTAATACCAGTAACAGAACCCTTGGGTATTTTGATTTCTATTCGGTCAGACTTTCTAACTACACCAGATCCGCCACAGGAATTACAGGATGATTTTGGTAATTTGCCAATACCTTCACAAGCATAACAGGTTTCATCCATAGCCATCTGTCCGAAGTTAGTATTTACTACCCTTCTCTTAACACCCATACCAGCACAAACATGACACGTATCAAGGTCACCATCCTTTGCTCCAGTTCCTTTACATTCGGAACATTGCATATTCCTGAACAGGTTTGCATTTTTTGTAGATCCACTAAGTACCTCCTCTAAAGTAATCTCAACCCTGGCATTGATATTCTTGCCTTTCTTGATTACCTCACTCTCATAAAAGTTACTGTTGTGAAATCCACCACCGAATGGATTGAACCCACCACCAAAGGAGCCACCAAATGGATTTGGATTGTCGTACTCCGATTTCTTCTTTGGATTACTTAAAGTCTCGTATGCTTCAGCAATCTCCTTAAATTTTTTCTCTGATTCTGGATCCCCACCGGATTTATCCGGGTGATACTTTAAAGCTAGTTTTCGATATGCTTTCTTAATCTCATCCGCTGAGGAGTTCCGATTAACTCCCAGTATTTTATAATAGTCCGGCTTCATTTAACATCCTTTAGAAAGAGGATTTAAGCCATTCCCTGATTACCACTTCTTTTCCTCTATCAATCTGAGGAACCTTATTCCATTTAGATTTTAGGGATTTTTTTAACCCAACGATTTCACCACAGATCTCATAATTCTCTTCAGCTTCCCAATATGAAACCATTCTAAAACAAAAATCATCTATCCTTTCCTCAGAATCGAAAATATAGACGAAGTCTTCCGATTGTAATCTTAAAGCATTGAGAAAAAGATCCTGTACTGCTCTTTCGACGTGGCATTTCAAAATGGCATATTGAGGATGTTCGTCAAAGGACGAACTCCAGTCAGAAAAATGATAATTGCCAGATCCTATATCCATCGTTTTATTTAGTGTCTAAAAATTTATATATCTGTATATAAATTTTTTGGTCAACCAAATCCCGAAAATCAACTTTAAGTTTTTCCAAAACTGTACTTACTCTTTCATTACCAAAGTGTGAAAATAGGACTTGTTTTTTAATTTCCGCCTCCATCTCGTCATCTCTTTTATATTTAACATTGGAATCTTTAAGATCCAGGATGGATTTTTCAAATTCTTGGAATCGTTGTAGATCTTCTTTACTTAATTGTTCAGGCATAGGATTTGTTCGATGTTTTGGTGGTAATCTAAAAGGGCTTTGTCTTTCTTTTTTACCTCAAGTTCTATATCGAAGTCAAATCCATATGTTTCGATTTTTTCGTGGATCCAATCTGAATGTGCAAGATCCTTTGCACTGGCATCTTCAAAGAGAGCCCTGGATTCTGAAAAGTGTGTCAGTGGTGTTATTCCAGAAGGCCAAGTGTCTAAGCACACTTTAAGGGATTCAGCCTCAGTTAATCCCTCTGGAGGATTACATATGTTATGTAGATAATCAAAAGTAATTGGCACTCCAATCACATCATAAACCATCCTCTTCAGATCTACCGAAGTGTATTGAGATTTTTTGTCATCCACTTCAACGACAAGTCTTTTCTTGACAGAATCCTCAAGTGAATGAAAATTCTCACAAAATCTTGCTGCTGCTTCTTCCTTGGTTGGTTGTGCTGTGTTAACGTGGATGTTTATTGGATAGTAATGGGTTTGTGGTAGTCCCATGAGATCCATTATCTCAGCATGCTGTCTTAATTCTTTGCTTGCATTCTGAACCACATCTTCCCTAAGTGATGCAAGAACAGAGTATGGAGACGGATGGAAAGTTAGCCTTTGGTTATTTTTAATTGCTATATGGCCTGCCTCCTTTAAGTGAAATGCAATCTGTTTAAAGTCTGGAAGTTCAACAATTTCATATTCTGAGCACCAGGGGAACATATCAGAGCTCATCCTATACATGGTGATGTTATTATCTACGTTCCATTGTATAATCTTCTTTAGGTCTTTTACATTTTGGAGAGCAAGTTCGGAAACATATTCTAAACCTCTGTCAAGGAATGTTCTTTTTACCATTGACCTATTAGTTGTAACCCTATCTTTCTTACTAACACCCTCACTAAGTGATAGATTTATACAACAGTATCCGAATTTTCTTGGCATGTGGTAAAATTAAGTCAATGTTGTGCTTTGAAAAAATAAATCAGGATAAAGTTGATAACCAAACTTTCCTAGCATCCGAAGATTTACCAAAAGCCATCTCTAGCATTGCACTAGATTTTCTATCCTTAACTATCTTGGTTATTCTCTTGTTCTTCATTACATGATCCCAATCCTCCAGAGACAAAGACCCAAGACCTTTAAGATACCTTACATTAGAAATTCTTTTCCCCTGCCCCTTATCCTTAAACTCCTCCAAAGAGTAGTAGTACGTTTTAGTTCTATCCCCAACGGAAACCAAAGGTGTTTCTAGAAAGCTAAGTTTCTTGTTTTCCACTATCCATGGGAACCACTTAAAGAAAAGATTGATAAGTAATGAAGTGATGTGAGCACCATCTGGATCCTGATCAGTAGCAATAACTATGTTATCATAAGGACATTTTAAATCCGGTTTTTCTGGGTCAAGATTTAATATCTGCATAAGTTCAAGGATTTCCTTATTATCGGCTAAATCAGAAAGGCTCCTTGCATTCTTTATTTTTCCCTTAAGAGCATAGACACCATCTCTGGAAGGATTTCTTTTTTGTAGAATTGAACCCATGGCACTTAGGCCCTCAACTATAAAAAGGTTTTCTGCATTTCTAGATGTTGGTGGGAAATACTTGTGGGAGAATTTGACCCTCACGTTTTTCTTCTCCTTCCTTATCTTCTTTAAGTTAGCATCACGCTTTCTTGCTTCAACCTCTTTTTTGATCTTTTTAAATAGAGGGGTGGTGTAAAACTTTTTAAGGGACCCCGAGAATGCATTGAGAATTATTTGTTCGACATCTTCTCTCCTCGTAACAAATTTGGTTTTATTCTGGTCCCCAAACTTAACCAAAGCTGGGGGTAAGTTTAATATTAAGCAAAAGTCGTAAAAGTGGTGTGCTAGTGAATCATCCAGGGTATCATTTATCTGGTCCATGATGATCTTCTGGTGTATCCCTGTACAAATTGCAGAGTTCATAAAAGAGAAAGATCCAGACCCTTCCGAGTTTTCCCAGATAAGAAGTTCTCCAATTTTGGTCTTGTAGGAAATTTGTTTAAATATTGAAGTGTTCACTGGAATTTCTTTTCCATCCCAAATGAACTTAATTTTAATACCCCTAGTATTAGGCTCAGTTTCTAGCACTCTCTTTTTTAGCAAAAGTTGTGAGAGGAGTATGTCCTTATTCCACTTGCAATTATCGAAGATGTTAGAAAGTGGTGTGAAACTTACCGAGGTGCCAAGTTTTTTTCTGCCCCTCTTTAGAACTTTAGCCTTTGCAGGTTTAAATTTATTCCACTCTTGGTAATAATACTCTTTGGGGCTTGTTGTCTCAATAGAAAAGAAGCTAGACATAGCATTAACAAGGCTCACACCCATGCCGTTTGTACCAATAAGCGTCTCTTCAACATTATCGTTGTCAAAGTTTGATCCTGCTCTGAGCATAGAAACTGCTGTGGCAATGTTACTAAGTCCACTTTTCTTGTTAATTGTGGACCCGTTTACGAAACCCTCCCCAGAATCTGTTATCTTTATGTTGTTTGTTTTAGAGTCAACCTCAACAGTAATAGAATCCATAGATTTCTTCATCCTCTTCGCTTCGTCAACAGAGTTTGAAAATACCTCATCAAAAAGTTTGTACATACCTACTGAAATCTGGTATGTTGAGCTAAGGATCTTATCACGCTTAACTATTGGTAACTGCTCTTCGCTTAGCTTAACAGATCCAACATATATGGTTGGCCTTTTAAGAATGTGTTCAAAATCTGAGAGTACCTGTATGCTTTTAGTTGCCATAAAAAGAATATGATTTGAGTTTATATGGAACTTCCAAAATATAATTTCACAAAAAAAGCGGGATGTACCCGCTTTAAGATTTTTCTGTTAATTGTTTATTCGCCTGCCGGCTCGTAATAAATTTCTTCTACCTTAATTGGGAGAATTTTAGCTTCATAGCCTTTGTCCTTCAAGGAAACTGGGATTCCAATAACATAATCCTTTCCTTCAATGTTTTCAACACGGTCTACAAGAAACTCTGAATCAAAGAATATCGTTCTTTTATCACCAAATCTATTTAGGTCGAAATCAAACTCATCAGCATCAGTATCCTTTTCGATCTCCTTTCCTATGGTTGATTTATACTGTCTGGCAAGTCTTTCCCTTTCCTTAGCTATGATATCTTTAACATAATCAGGAGCTCCTTTACCTTGTGTTGGAACTTCCGCAATGACAGTAATGCTTTCAACCTGGCCAGCATCCTTTTGTGCTAACATATCCCTCAATTGTGGAATAACTTCAGAATATTTAAGCTCCTTCTCTGGTCTTACATTCACATTCTTTCTGAATTTAGACTCGTCGTAAACTGGTGTTACCCCCTCATATAGGGATTTGCTAAATTCTTCATATAATTTTAGATTGTTCATTTCCAAAAATTTGTTTCTTTATATATCGCCTGATTCCGGATGTTTAGTAATCTTTACCTCCAAATTATTTGTTCCTTTTATCAAACGATGCCACACCTTAGCCTTTATAAAAAACGTCCCATGACACCTTTGAGGAAGTTCATTGTCTATCTGGATTTTCCAGTCATTTTCATTTAGGAATTCAACATTACGATCCTCCCAATCTTGATGCCATTTCAGCTCATCGTCGGGTACATCGTGTCTAAAAACCCTTAGGAATTGGTTCTTACCTAAGCGAGCTTCAGAATATGGATTTACCACGGATTATTGGATTTAAGACCCAGGAGTTTGTGGTATCTGTGGACATTGCAAGACCAGTATCTCGGTTTCCATTTAGGTCCAGGATCTGTACATCTGTGTCTTGCTCTAAACGATTTAGAAGCCTTTGGATCATCGTTCTTTATTCTTTGGCCTGGTTGTCCAAACCTAACCTTGACAACCTTACCCTCGCCGTTTTTTGTATAAACAGCAAACTTCCTTGTCTCACCAGGAGTTCTAAAAGGCTTGTTGATTTTTACCTTTCTACCTTGGTATTTTTCCTCGTTAATTTCGAACGGGACGTCAAGTAAAACTTCTTCTCCCCGATATTTAGCTTTTTGTCCAGCTTCTGTACTAATAAGGAAAATGTCATCAAGGTCAAGATCTATCTGCTCATTAATCCAAAGGTTTCTAGATTCATTTATTAAATCCAGCCAAGAATCAGATTCTATTCTATAAACACTCTCCATTAGGGAAAGGCCCTCTTCTATATGATACCTTAGGGATTCGCTAATATTTTCAGATGTGAATGATGTAAAGCTTCTTAATTTCATATCTTATATATCGGTTTGGTATCCAACGATAGAAGCTTTTTTGGTAGGGTGTTTAATACCTTTTATTATTGATTTGCAGATTCCTTTTGTTTAATCATTTCAGCTTTTTGTACAGCGGATTTCCTGAAGTAGTCTAAATTTTTTAAAATCCTGTCCTTTTCTTGGTTTGGCAGTGACGGGAAAAAGTCCATTTTTACTACCGCTTCAGTCTTTTCAAAAGCTACTTCCGGATTCCCAGTATGAAAAGCTGCAAGTGAGTATTCATCTAAAAGTCTCCATTGCCATATATCGGGCTCAACAAAAAGTATATCAGAGGTCCCCGGGTTCTTCACTGCCATATTACCGTATGTGAATGACATCACCCACCTTCCACGCTCTCTTAACTTTCTCATTGCATGGAAAACAGCCTCTAACCTCTCCGGTCTATATTCCCAAGCTCTAGAATATGCTTGGATAACCTCATCCGGATGTCTCCCCAGCTGCTCTTTAATTTTACCAATCATGTACATTGAATAGTATACCTCTTCTTCCCATCCACCGGCTTCAATTCTTCTTTCATAAGCGTCAATGGCTTTTAACTTTTGTCCGGAGTCACGGTAGCTTTGTGCAAGATAGAACATGTACCTTGCGTTATCTGGTTCATCTTCCAATGCTTTCTCAAGAATCTCTGCATCATTAGAGTATTTTTCTTCAAGTGAATTTGCTCTTTTTAAAGGACTAATATCAGCATCCACATGACATCTATCTGAGGGGATTTGATATTGAACCAGTTGCTCTTTTCCGGGAAGATCTAAATACTCGTGAAGAACCCCCTTATAAACCCAGTCCTGATCAGATCTCACAATCTGAGCACGGTGGTACTGAAGGTTATTTAACTTATAAAGAATTTGGTAGCAATCCACATCTTTAGTAAGTCCGTGAAATGGATTAATCGAGCTATCTGTTGCTTGAAAGGTATCATCAGCATCTATGATCCATCGATAGTCACACTTACCCTTTGCTAATTCCAAGCTCTCTGTGCGGTTTACTTCAAAGTTTACCCAGGGTCTTTCGTGTAATTCGCCCTCGATTCCGAGCTCTTCCATTGTGGAATTGATTTCATCTATTGTATTATCAGAAGAACCTGTATCAACTATAACATAATATGAAATATAAGGAGCAACCTGGGTTAAGCACTTTCTAATAGTATCACCTTCGTCCTTGACAATCATTACCAAACACATACTAATGCCTTGCAATGAGGTATCTACTGGTTTATTTTCCAAAGTAGGATTGGGTACTGCTTTTAGTTTAGGTGTTTTCTTTTTACTAGAAAGCTTGTTGGATTTTTTCCTCTTAGTTTTAGGTGCCATAGAAACTTTTATAATGTAGTTTCTATTTATACTAGATAAACTAGAAAAATTTCACCTTATCCCCGGGCTAGAGAGGTTATTCTTTCTAGAATTAGCTCGTCGTTTAATGTTAACGAAAAATCACCAACAGCCTTTATGTTCTTCCCACTTTTTCTAGCAACTAGGTCTATGGTTACATAACCAGTTTCATCATCAGGAAATTCCATAGCTTTTTTTGTCTCTTTGTCACAAATTGGATCAAACGAATTTCTGCTCATTCCAGAACCATTCCAATAAACTAAGGTAAGGTTGTCAAGCTTTCCGTCTAGCACCTTCACTACCTGATTCTCCCTTAGACATTCTATCTTTAGCGTAGATCCCTTCTTTTTAAATCTTGTAGAGAAGGTTATTAAGAAATATCCCCTTCCGTGTAGTAATCCAGGAATTGTGTTATTCTTAGCAGAAAATAGGGGAAGAGAACCCTGGAATCTGTGTCTTTTAAATCTGACTCCCAACTCCATTAATGATTTCTCCATTACTGATATAAGCTTATCAACATCAGTATTTGGCAGATCAAATACAATATGTGGTTGTTTACCACCTATAATTTTAGGGGACTTTATATTAATATCAGAGAAGTACTTCAAGTAATTTAAAAGAACTTCCCAAATGGTATCTAACTGTTCCCTTTCAGACAGGTCTACCTTTTTCCTGTGATCCAATTCAGATTGTAGCTTTGAAAGAAAATCTTCAACTACTTTTTCGTTGTGGTGGGTACTCATTTTAATTCTTAATTCTTTTCCAGGAGTAATCTGTATCTAACTTAAAGTGCCCGTAGCATGGGAACTTATTTCCCCACTCTTTGGGTGAGACCAAACTAGCAAAAGTTTCTCCCTTCTTATTTTCATAGAGATATATCTCAGTTCCGATATGAGCCTCAAAGGACATAGAACAATTCCATACAAGTTCATTATCCTCAAACTCTCTCAATAGATCAGAGATTTGTTCTTTTATCTCCTCAGCTCTTTTACCAAATTTATGATTGGAATGGATGGCAGCTCTTTGTTTAAAAAGAGCTAGACCAGAAACATCTATTTTTGGAGACGATACAGAAGTAGCATAAGGTTTTAGGAAAGCATCATACTTTTCAGTACTTTCATCATAAACAATGCTATCAGGAAGCTTTTTCTTTCTTTCCTCCATCTTTAGGCTTATAAGGCAAACCAACTTTTTTTACTAACTGCTTATATACGGTTTCAATTTTCTTAGATGCGTTTACTTCAACGAGCTTTCTGCTTTTCTTGTATTTCTTTACCAAAGGAAGCGTTTTTTTCCTATAGTCCATAAACCTTTTGGAAATGATCTCTTCGTCCTGGTCGTCTTTTCTGCCGCTATCCTTGGATCTTTTTATGATCCTCTCCTTTGACTTAGACTCGTCAACGTCCAAGTAAATAACATGATTTAAACCCAATCCCATTTTTCCCAAAAGAGAATCAAGAAGCTTAGCTTGTTTTAAATTTCTTGGAAACCCGTCTATAACAATACCCTTTTCTAAGTCAACATTACTTAATGCTTTTCTTAACATCCTAGCCATTATGCGATCGGGTATGAAATCTCCTCCCTCTACTATTTTCTTAAGTTCTTTGTCATCAGAATTCCTGATAAGGGCTCCAGTAGAAATGTGGCTAAAATCATTGCGGTCAACAAGTCTTTTAGATATGGTTCCTTTGCCCGATCCAGGTGGACCCAGAATCACAAGGATTTCCCCTTGCTTATCTGGTATTTCCCTTTCGTTTATAAAATTTTCGAAGCTTTCAACTCTTTCCATTTTAATTGTTGATTTTTTTAAGATCCACAAGACAAGCAGTCATCAGGATTATCCAAGCTACATGATAAATCATCCATAGTTTGATCGGCTAATGCTTTTAATTCCTCGCTAGCTTGCTTGACTGGTTGCTCGACTACTTTAGGTTGTATCAATTGGACTTGTTCTGGTTTTTCCTTATACTTGCTTGTATCTATACCAAGACCGGAAAGAGCATCTACTGCAGCTTTAGTCCTTAAGTAATACATACCAGTTTTAAGACCCATCTTCCAAGAATGGAAGTGAGCAGCAGTTAGCTTGGCAGCATTTACACCTTCAATAAATAAATTGAGAGACTGAGATTGACAAATAAACTTACCCCTATCTGCAGACATCTCAATTAAATCCTTCTGCTTGATCTCCCAAACAGTTTTGTAAATCTCCTTAATATCATCAGGTATGTTTGGTATATTTTGGATTGATCCTTTATGGATAATAATCATGTTCTTCATGTCCTCATCCCAAAGTTCTAGGGAGATAAGATCTTTCACAAGATGCTTATTAATAATGACAAACTCACCGCTTAGAGTTCTCCTAGTATAGATGTTGGAAGTAAACGGTTCAAACGCCTCGTTGTTGCCCATTATCTGTGCGGTAGATGCGGTAGGCATAGGAGCTAAAAGCAACGAGTTTCTAACACCATGCTTCATTACTTCTTTTCTTAGCTTTTTCCAATCCCATCTTCCAGAAAGATCCTCGTCATTAACCTGCCATAGATTAAACTGGAATTTACCTTCACTTAAAGGAGATCCCTCAAATGTTTCATAAGCACCAAATTTCTTAGCAAGATCCTTAGATGCAGTCATAGCTGCAAAATAGATAGTTTCAAATATTTCAGAATTTGTTTTCCTAGCCTCCTCCGAAGTAAAAGGAATCCCCATAGATGCAAAAAGATCAGCAAGACCCTGGATACCTATACCAATGGGTCTGTGCCTCATGTTGGATCTCTTTGTTTCTGGTGTAGGGTAGAAGTTAACGTCTATCACTTTATTCAAATTGATAGCTGTTTGGTAAGATACATCGTAAAGATAGTCATGGTCAACATCACATTTACCCCTCATGATCTTATTGGTCCTTGCGTCAGTTGATTTCAGGAACTTATTTACAGGGATTGAAGCAAGGTTACAAACTGCTTGTTCATCCTTATCTGTATATTCTATAATCTCACAACAAAGATTAGATGATTTAATAGTACCTAAATTTTGCTGGTTTGATTTTCTATTAGCAGAATCTTTGTAAAGAATGTAAGGTGTTCCAGTTTCAATTTGGGATTCTATAATCTTTCCCCAAAGTTCTCTAGCTTTAATTGTTTTCCTGGCCTTACCAGCTTTTTCCGCTGCAATATATTGCTCGTTAAATTCGTTCCCATAAACTTCATGTAGTCCAGGTACCTCTGAAGGAGAGAACAAAGACCACATTTCGTCTTTTTCCACCCTTTCCATGAATAGATCAGAAACCCACAAGGCTAAGAATAAATCTCTGGCTCTTCTTTCTTCCTTACCTGTATTTTTCCTTAGGTCCAGGAAATCTTCAACATCTGCATGCCATGGCTCTAGGTAGATAGCGAAAGATCCTTTTCTCTTACCACCACCTTGATCCACGTACCTGGCAGTCTCATTGTACACCTTAAGCATCGGAACAATACCGTTTGACTTACCGTTTGTTCCCCTGATGTAGGATCCTGTAGATCTAACATTATGAATTGCTAACCCAATACCACCAGCATTTTGTGAGATCATGGCAACATCGGAAAGCGTTTTATAAATACCAGGAATTGAATCTTCCTGAACAGTCAAAAGGAAGCAAGAGGAAAGCTGTGGCTTCTTGGTCCCAGAATTGAAAAGCGTTGGTGTTGCATGTGTCATCATATGTGTAGAGAGAAGCTCATATGTTTTGAGGGCGTTCTTAATATCGTATCCCCAAATACCAACTGCAACACGCATGTACATGTGTTGTGGTGTTTCAGAAGGAATGCCATGCATTTTTAAGAGATAACTCTTTTCAAGGGTTTTGAATCCAAAGTATTCGAAGTTAAAATCACGGTCATGAATAATAGCGGAATCCAGCTTGGTCTTATTTTTCATTACCGCTTGATAGGTATCCTCGCCTATTAGACCAGCTGGTTTCCCAGTTTCTGGATCTACATAGGAATATAGATCCTCGATGGTCTCTGAGAATTTCTTCTTGGTAGATTTATGCAATCTTGAGATTGCGATCCTTGCAGCAAGAATTGAATAGTCAGGATGGCTTGGTATCATAGATGCAGCAGTCTCTGCAGCTAGATTATCGAGCTCCCCAGTTGAAATCCCATCATAAATACCCGCGATGACCTTTTGAGAAATTCCCATCCAATCAACAAAATCGTTGTTCAGTCCATAGGTCATCTTTTTAACACGGTTGGAGATCTTGTCAAATCTAACCGCTTCTTTGGTTCCGTCTCTCTTAGTTACGTACATGTCTTAGTGTTGTTTTTTTAGAAGTCTACGTCCATATCGAACGTGTTTTCGGAGGAATTCATCACTCCAGCTTTTTGGTATTCACCAACCCTCTTCTCAAAGAAGTTTGTCTTTCCCTGTAATGAAATGTTTGCCATGAAATCGAATGGATTTTCTACGTTGAAAACTTTAGAACATCCTAGATCGACAAGCAATCTGTCTGCTACAAATTCAAGGTACTGCTTCATTAGATCAGCATTCATTCCAATCAGCTTAACTGGAAGTGACTCTGTAATGAATTCCTTTTCAATCTCAAGAGCACTAAGGATAATTTCCTTAATCCTTTCCTCTGAAACCTTGTTAGCAAGGTAATTGTTATGCAAAAGAACTGCAAAATCACAGTGCATTCCCTCATCCCTAGAAATCAATTCGTTTGAGAAGCTTAATCCGGGCATAAGACCTCTCTTCTTTAGCCAGAATATAGAACAGAATGATCCGGAAAAGAAGATACCCTCAACAGCAGCAAAAGCAACTAATCTTTCCTGAAAATGTTCAGACTCTACCCATTTCAAAGCCCAATCTGCTTTCTTCTTAACGGCAGGAATGGTATCGATTGCATTGAAAAGCTTTTTCTTTTCCTGTGGATCTGTGATATAGGTGTCAATCAGAAGTGAATATGTTTCAGAATGGATGTTTTCCATCATAATCTGAAACCCGTAGAAAAATTTTGCCTCAGAATATTGTACCTCTCTTACAAAATTCTCAGCCAGATTCTCATTTACGATACCATCAGATGCAGCAAAGAAAGCAAGAACGTGCTTAATAAAATGTCTTTCGTTATCATTAAGTTTGTTCCTCCAGTCGTCAATATCTGCAGACAAATCAATTTCTTCTGCTGTCCAGATACACGCTTGTTGCTTTTTGTACATCTCCCAAATCTCCTGCTGTTCAATCGGGAAAATAACAAACCTGTTTGGGTTCTCTTGCAAAATCGGTTCCGGTAGCGAATAGTTCTCCTTCATAATTTAATACTTTCTTTTTTTTAGTTTAGTAATTGTTTGCCTGTCTTCGGCGGTTTTCCTCGTTCTTACTCATGTACATATTGTACATTTCCTCGGCTGTCATCCCTATTGAGGCGGCGTAGTTCATGAAAAAATGTAGCATATCTATAATCTCAAATTTGCATTCTACCTTATCAGATTCCGAAAGGTCAGAAAATTTCAAATCGGAATATGTTGAGTACGCACTCTTCCATTTTTTCCATATTGCATTTCCACTACCATCTTTAATTCCACCTAAAGCATCAGTAGCTTCGTGGATCTCATCAATGAGAGCGTGATTGTTCATGTGCCAGAATTCCATGAGTTCTCTCAAAGACATTTCTTTGAAGTTGTACCCATACACATTTTCTTGCGTTTCTGCCTGGAGATTTAAGATGTCGCCTAGAGTATCTTTAGATTCGGGATAAAGATTTTCAATCTGTAGGTCCGAACATTGATTGTCGATATTTGCCATATTTCTTTGTTAGAATAGTTTTTTAAAAGTCCCTTCCCGATTCTAGGTTTTTTATATATCAAGTGGGTCCCTAGAGTGCGGTAATTTTAGGAAAATTCTATGTTAATTTTTTCAATTGTTTCTCCAACCCATCAATTTCTATCTGTAACTCAAGCATTCTCTTTTTGGTTGCTTTTCGTTTTGAGTATAAATCCTTAATTATTGTCTTGAGGATTGGACTTTCTTCATCGCCTCCAAAGAGAGCAGTGGAAGATGTTTTAACCCAGCCTTCCTTAGCTTCTCCAACATCCTTACCTAGTTTCCCTTTGTAAACCTCAGGGGAAATTCCCCATTGTACAATTGTGTTAGGATATAGCGAGGCAAAGTCATAACAAGCAACCCATTCGTGAAGTCCCTTAATAGGTTCTTTAACATATCCACCAATGAACTTAACATGACTTTCTTCCTTCCTCTCATTTACAAACACTTGGTTTCTTTCAAGAAACTTCTTCAGCATCATAACTTCAGTAGCCCAAACGGGGGAAAGTGCCCTGCTGATCTCAACCCTATTTAAATTTGCGATTTTAAAATAGGTTAGAAGAGTTTTAAGCTTGACATCTATATAATGGACTAGAGCACAGTCAATAACGTTGTAGAGTATGAATTTTGGAAAGTCAGACTGGTAAAGGTCCCTTAAAGAACCATCATATACAATCTTCTTTAATCCTGTAGCCTTCTCTGCTACATAGTCCAATCTATTGCTCTCCTTGATCTTAATTACGCGGTCCCATTTTTTATAAATCTCCAGGTAATCGACCATTAATAGGTGCATTGGTAAATTATTTTTTCCAATAAGCCAATTGGCAGGAGATATAATCTTAGGGTCAATACCTAGTCTCTTAGCACGATTGACAAGATAAGGCCAGTCATATCCAAACCAGTTCCATCCGGTAATCAATGGCATTTTAGGGGCCAACTTCTTAAAGAATGTGTAAAGCATGTCATATTCAGACTCGAATTGGTGGTATTTGAAAGACCACTCATCACCCATTGGTTCTAGGTATTCATTGGTTTTCTTATGAATGTCCGCTTGTTCTTTAGCACTTAATGGATCAAGACCTAGAATTATAGACTTACACTTATCTGTAGCAATACCAATTGATAGTACTTTATTCTTTGCATTTGCAGTATCGAGAGAATCTCCCATTTCGTCGGTCATCTCAACCTCAATATCCACGAAGTACTTTTTAGGGATTTGGAAATCCCAAAGAGACTTGGTTAATTCTGGGTCTGCTTCTTCCAGAATTTGTACCATACGATATTTGTCATACTTCTGGGTCTTTACCTTTCTCACTGACATTCCATCCCACGATTCCCAGTCTTGCTCCCTCCTTCGGTCATTTGGAGAGCATTTTTCCCATATAAATCTTTCACTTTCGGGTACCGGAACATCGACAAAAATCAAATCACCGTCTTCAGAATATGATGATACCTTTAAGTAAGTTCCTTTATTTTCTATGTCTACTATCATGGAATAAAATTTGAGAGATATCAATGTGGTGGATACCAGGAAGATATATACAACATACTTATGGAAGGCAGAGTCAAAAGTTTCGAGAATTTCCTTAATGAATATTACATTTCCGCAGCCCCTGGAAGTGTGGTTGTACCTGGCGAATGGTACAAGGATAATGTTAATTCTAGAAACTACAGACCAGCATATACACAAACCCCACAAGTAGTGGATGCTATGTTCCAAAGTACAGATCTTTACAACTACCTAGACACCCTGGCGGAAGAGGATGAATTCAACGAAATGGTTAAAAGAGGGGAAGCTCCAAAAGAGGTGATTAAGTATGTTAAAAAAAGAATTCACGAGGAGCTTTCAGCTAACGCTAAAACCTCCGAATAGAAAAATATCTGTGGACTATTTTGGATATAGTAAAACATCAACTCTTAGAAGGGGCTTATTACCAACAGCAGCATCCTAAGGATTCTATCTTCCTTCATGACTCCGGTGGACACTTTAGACCCGATTGGCTTATAGAATCTTGGGGAAGAGATAGGAAAAATTCAACTAACAAGATAAGAGCAGCCTCCGCATATGTAATAGGAGGTTTGGATCCAAGTGGAAGGGGCGACAAACAATATGATGGTGTTGTTTATAAAGCCTTTGAAGACGATATGTGGTCACACCATCTTTTTGTCAAGTCCAAGAGCAACACCTTTATGAATCAAAAAAGCATTGGTATAGAAATTTGCAACTACGGTCCTTTAATTAAAACGGATAGTGGGGATTTTTATACACACACAAACATAAAGGTTGATAAAAACCAGACTATTGAATTAGAATCCCCATTCAGAGGAAATCGATACTATCACGCATATACACCAGCACAAATAGATTCACTTAAGAATCTGCTTCTTAAACTTGCAAAGTATTATGAGATTAACCTTAAAAGAGGCTTACAAAAAGAGATTTCTAAATTTGGTGTTTATGGTGGGTTTGAGCTTTCAGATGATGCATTAAAAGGTGGACAAGGAGTTTGGTCTCACACTAATGTCAGAGTGGATAAATCCGGTAGTTTTCCACATCCAGATTTAGTTAGAATTATCCAATCCTTCTAAATACATTCTTAATTTTTTATCCGATGGGGTGAAGTTAGTTTTTCCATCCACAAATATGTCCCAAGATTCCTTTCCATATTTTCCAATCCCCGGAAGATCTTCGACTTTTTCAAACCCCTCTACCCACTTTTGACTCATAGCTATTATTCTTTTGGATTTTATGTTACCAAACCCTGTGGATCTAATGATCGGATAGATCTCTGAAGGATCCATTGATGAGCAAAACTCCGGGGATTTTATTTTGGAAAACACATTAGGTAGGATTGCTCTTACTTGCTGATTAGTAGTCTGGTTTAATAGAATACAGGAAACAGACATTTTCCAAGGGCTGTCTAGATAATCTTCCTGTATAAGCCTCTCCATTAGCTTCTTCTTAAGGTAGCAAGGTAGCTGTTAATCTTCTTATCAAATTTGGTTGCTGTTTCACCATAGCCCTCTCCCATTATCGAGGAGAGTTTTGCAACAACAGATCTTCTATCGAGAATCATTTGATATTCCGGATCCTTTTCTTTTTTCAGAATCTCGGAAGCAATCTCTTTTGCAAATCGGTCAAACATTTCTTTTTCTCTGGACATAGCGTAAATAATAAAGCTCAATCTTTTTGTGATCGAGCTTTATTACTGTTAAATCTAAGGAAAATTTCGGAATTAAGAGATCTTAATTTTCTTAGGGAGAGATTCTTTCTTCTTTTGGAGGGAAATCGATAATACTCCCTCCTTAATTTTGGCCTTAATGGAATTGCTATCGATGTATGCTGGGAGGTTAAACTTCTTAGTAAAGTCATCAGTCCAATAAGACTCGTTATCTTCCCCTTTAATGACAAGGTGATTTCCCTCTACCTCAACAGAAATATCATTTAGGGTAAATCCGGGTACTGGGATCTCTAAGAATAGGTTACCATCTTTTTCATCTACAAAATAATTTCTGCTTTGTACAACGGGATTTGTATTGCGAAAAATTCTTTCCATCATTTCTAGTGGGCTGTAAAAAGTTGTTCCGTTCATGATTTTGTTTTTTCAGCATACAGTTCAAATCCTATTCCAATACTAAAAAACAAAGAAAAAGGTGCCTTTTCGGCACCTTTCAGTATTAACTTATGTCGTTTTGTCTTATTTCTGCAAAGACTTCATCATTGCTTTGAAATCGTCAAATGTTTTTACGAGTCTTTCCTTCTTCTTTTTCTTCTTATTACCCTTTCTAGCTGCTTGGGTCCCAACAGTTAAAGATGGGAATTTGTCGCCAGATCCAACTGCACCATCGTAAAAGTCGGCATTAGTACCGCCTGCTGCAGGTGCTGTAACGTTACCCATACCTTGAGTAGTTCCCAGAGTTGCAAATGCTCCTCCTCCCATATCTCCTGCAGGGGCACCACCATCCATCTCTTGGAGATCATATCCTTCGCAGCCGCAGCTTTTCATTTTTTCATCCATTTGCCATTTCTCAACACAGTAGTCGTTTTCGTCCAGCCACTCCTTGATTTTTACCTCGATAGCATCAGGGGTTTCTTGTTCCTCCATGATAGGTACACCGGTTTCACAACACATGCAAACCAAGGTTCTACCTTTTGTTGAATTTCCAGTTGGATAATACATTGAATCCATTATTATTCTAATATTTTTTGAACATTCTTAGCAAATATGCGCAAAGAGTTGCCATCTTCGTTCTTAACCGTGTAGCCAACAACGTCCTTATATGCATCATAAATTGGTGAGGTAACTAAAAGCTTATTGTCACTTGTGTCAAGAATAAACTTTCCAGTTAGATCGTCATATTGTTTTTTTGTTTGAGCATCTTTTTGTGATACTCCTGCCTTTTTATTACATCCACATCCCATTTGTTTGCTGTTTTGCTGTTCTTATTCTATTTATCTGTAGTCATCTTTTAATTCCTTTCTTCTTAGATAGTTGAAAAGGTATCTTAAGGCTTTTTTGTATTCCTTGCTGTTTCTAAAGGGATTTGGATAAGTTCTGATAGTATTGCCTTGCCCCTCTGGGGTTTCAGAGGATTCTACTGGATTATATCTTCTTACCACACCGGTTGGGTGAATAGTATAAAAGACGTCTGCATATCCCTTAACTTCCGGCTGTTTTTTTCTTCTAAACTTGAGAGTATTGTTAAGTTCCTGTTGATCTGATGTTTCTTCAGCAAATCCCAGATCAATGATATCCCTATAGGCATCAGACTTTCTAATGCTATCTAGATCAATGTTCCTTCTCTCATCTTCGAGATATTCGGATCTAGGATCATACCTACCAAACTCAAACAGGTTTATCATTTCTTCTGTTCCTTTATCCAATCCCTGTAATCCTTTAGATTTTCAAGGTTCTTTTTACCAGCCTTTGATTTTTTAGAATCTGGGTTAAGGTATGGTATGATTGGCTTGATGTCTCCACCAAAACTCATCCTTGGGGAAATTGATGGAAGACCCTTAGAGTCAACAACACCAGTGTTAACTGCAATTTCTCCCTGGATAGCGCCTCCATCTTCGTTTATTGGTTTGCCATCTTTAACAATCTCAGGTAAATCCTTTGATTTGGTTTTTGCAAATTTCTTAAGTTCCTTATCCGACATAGGGGGAACAAATTTTCCATCCTTATCCTTATATCCAAAAGCTATCTTTTCGATCTCCTCACGATACTTAGGATCAATATCAGAAGCTTTTAACTCGTCTTGTCTAAGAGCCCAAGCTTGACCCATTATTGCTTGCTGTGCTTTACTTACTGAAGGCATGATTACAAATTATATTTTTCAAAGGGAATAATGATCTTCATACCTTCCTCAATCTTCTTAAGTTTGGTATCCTTAATATTCTTACCTGAAGAAACACCACCCTCCATTTTCTCAGAATCCTCCTGCAAATAGAGACCTTTCATTTTCTTCTTGATCTCCTCGGGAGACATTGGCTTGGCATTTAATTCCCAGTTAGCAGCAGGATTAATTATTTTCTTCTTTTTCTTTTTCCAATCTGGATAAGTCCAAAGCCATCTATTATAACCCTTCCCAACTATTTCAAACCCCTTATCGCCAGGTTGTATGGCTATGGGTGACTGCGGGGGAATATAACTGCCAGTTTTTGCCATTAGTCTATAACTGCTTCTATTTTGGATTTTGAAATTTGAGTGGTCTCAAAAAATCCAGTGGTTCCTTCTAAGAACTCTGCTACTTTAGTCTCAACTTCCAAAACAGATTCTGCTGCTACTAGAAATTCAGACTTGTGAATTACTGGGTCACCGTTTCTTTTTGTTTCGGTTGACTCAAAGTTTACTTTTGCTACGTAGTATCCCATTGTATATAAATTTACTGTTTATATATCACCTTTTGTAAATTATTCCATCCCACAAGAAACAGAAAAGGCAGCCGGGAGGGCTGCCTAATATCTGTTTGTAATTGGGTTCTCTTAAGAGTTGTTCTTCATCTCTTGAACATCCAACCTTACTTGCTGAGCTAGTTTTTTAACTTCTTGCATAGCTTGACGAACTCTAGTTCCTGCAGCTTTATTGCCTTTCTCAACAAACTTTGCTACGTCAGCTTCTGCAGCTTCCATAACGGCTTTAATCTGGTCAAAATTTTCCATAATTGATTTAATTTTCCTTATTTATACTTGGGTTAGAAATAAATGTTTCGATCTACATTATCTACTGATGATGAAAGTCCCTTTATGAGATCCCTCTTGCATTGACCATTCAGGTCCGAGGAATGAAAGTAAAACGGATTTTAGCATTTCCTCATAGTTTTCAATCTCGATATTATCTTGCATTTCGTCAAATATACGAATTACTTTAGAATTCTTCTCGAGATAATTTAAAAGGGCCTTAGATATTTGCTCCAAAAATCTACTGAGATCATTATCCCTCAGGGTAAACTTTTGGTCATTTAAATCTGGGACCTCCGACTTCTTTATAGCTATATCTTCTATGATCTCAGGAGCAATCTCGTTTATGTTTAGGACTGCATAAGAGTTTTTTGGACCCTCCATAGATTCATATTTGGAATACTTACCAACTACCAACATAAATCCTTTTTGAGCTCCATTTTCCAATTCAAGCTGAAATAGGTAATTGTAGATATCACCATCTTTTATCAGGAGAAATGGGAAAGTACCAAACCCGTCACCCTCATTAACCGGATTGGATTTTAAAAAGTCTGAGAAATTCTGTATTCTTTTTTCCACCTTACAAATTGTATTTTTTTATATATCAGTCCCGTACCTTCGTAATAAGGTCGTTGTAGAGATTTGATACCTCTTGTGGAACCATCTTTTTAAACTTTGAAAAGTCTTGGTCTTTAATGGCTTGTCTTACATCAGTACCACTTGTTACCCTTGGTGTTTCCACAATTTCTAGCTCGTCGCTAATCTTGTCTTTTATATCAGACATCTTGATATAGTCAATCTGCTTGGTATAGTCATCTTTTCTGTCTGGACCAGCACCAATTAGCCTTGGGTCATATCCCATATCGATTAGCTTTGATATAGCAGATCCTAAAAGACCCCTGTTTACCATCATATATCCCTCTATCTCCTCGTTGTTTGATACGATGGAATCCATATACATTTTTATGGAATCGTTGTCAAATGGGGATTTTCCTGACTTATTGTGGCCTGGATAAACCACAACTACATAAGAAGGTAGATCGTTCTTTTCCTTAAGGGCTTTAGCCATTTTCAGATGCCCATGATGGAAAGGCTGGAATCTACCCATAATAACATTAACCGGCTTTCTTTCGTCAGAGACATCTTCTTGCAGTATATCTACTTCCTCTGGAATTTCCTCATTATCAATTGTCTCTAATTTGGAGATAAATTCTTGGTAAGAAACTAGTGGATCATCAGAAGTTTCAAATTCTTCATCCTCCTCCTGAATATAATCTACAGATGGAGACATTTCCCTTCTAAAGTCACCAAAGCTTATGAACTTTGATTCGTTCACATTTTTAGCAGGACGCTTAATGTAATCCTTAATGTCCTTGATCAGCAAATTAATTTGATCCTTCATACCAGAAGTTATAATACCGCCAGCTCTTGTCTTGATTTTTCTAAAAGAGTTAAGTATCAACTTGAATAAAGATTCAAACGAATCGTCTTTCTCAATGTATTTAAGAACCCTCCTGTCCTTAATCTTATCACGATTTAGTCTGAACTCGTCTCTCTTTAGATATTCAGGTTCGTCAAAATCAGTTCCTCTATATTTCTCTGCATATTCATCAAGGAATTTCACAAATACATCGCTCATAAACGAAATATATCTCTCATCCTCTGAATCTCCGTTAACTTCAAACTCAGATAATCCTTTTTCTAAAATGAAGTTCATAACGTCCATCACAGTTATACCAAGAAAGTCTGAAGGCTTTTTACTCTTCCTATCAGCAAACTTTTGTTTTGCAATCTCAGTAAAGATAGGGTCGACCATTTTTGCAAGGACAGTATCGCTATCACCCTCAAGATCACCAAATCTGAAAACTATACCCTCTACATCTTTATCAAGATCATCATTCAGAGCAGTTTTCTTTAGGTCTGGGTTAAGAGTCTTTATGATAAACCTAACAAAGGATTGTGTTTTAAATCTTTCAACAAGCTCTTTAAATGGAGTATTCAAAAAATCCAAAAGCTCGGATTTTTGGTCCTCACTTAATACCCCTTGAAATACAATAGGTGGTTTTTCAACACCCAGAAGATCTGCCCAGTTATCTAGCTCCTCCTTATCTTGGATAGTACTAATAATCTTACCGTCATCACCCATTTTGTGGATATAAGAAAGAATAAGATTATTCTTAGGAAGTCTATCATAAACAATCTCAACAGGCTTGTTGTTAGCAAAATACTCTAATCCAAATCTCCACCCTCTCGGAACCTTTTCAAGTATGTGGGGTGGCAAAGACTCTACATATTGAATTGGTTTTTCATAGTACTTCATCAAAGTCCTATCAACCAATGTAATTGGGTTCCTTTGATCTCTTCTATAAAACTTAAAGTTTCCGGTTTCCTTGTCTCTCTCAAAAGAGAAAGCAGACCCGTCCATCTTCTCGTTTATTGTTACGAACTGATTGAAAAGCTGACCAACAAAGTCAGACCCTTTCTTGTTATAAATGTCGTATAAATGATTGATTCCTGCCATCCTTAATTCAATAGAATTTTTATGTTCCCAATATCATCCGTCTTCTTAATCAAAACAGGGCCCAACTGGACATCAACACCAACTGAAACCTTCTGATCAACAATAAGTTTTGCTAATCCTCTTATGATAGTTTCTATAAGAATTTTCGATTTATCTTGTAATTCCATTTGATGTATTATAGCCAAATTTTCTAAAAGAGATTCGACCTCTGGGACATCATCCTGGTAATCTATAAGTTCGTAAACCTCCTTTTCTATTGTGTAATATGGCTCACCTTCTAGAAAAACTGTAGCACTACCATTTTCCTCTTGGGATATAGCCCCATTTATTCCAAGTACAGTAATAAATGAGATATTCCCGTCATCCTCCCTAGCAACAACAGAAGGCGAATCTTTATCTAAAAAAACCTCCAATGCTCCGTAAACTAGGTCGTTATGTTTTTTTGTAAATTCCATTTATTTAATCTCTGTAGGAATTTCAAATCCACCATTAACAAGGTATCTTTCTAAGTCATCCCTAATTTCTTGCTTTTTATCAGCGTGTACAAAAGAAGGAGACGAAACTATTTTCCAAGCGTCCTCGAACGATTTCAAATCATCCTTGTTTACACCACTCCCGAACATCATCTCAACAAATTCATCCGGATCCCTAGTAATAAAGGATGTTTCTCCCTTAACTGTCTTTGGACTTTTTAGCCTCTTTGTAGCACCTTTAAATGATTTCTTATTCTTATAAATACCATCGCTTAACCTTAAGGCGTAGGAGTAAAAGTCTTCTATCTCATTATTTTCGTCCTTGGATATTACCTCTTTTAACGCGGAGAGTATTGCTTGGAACAACCAATTTCTGTGGGCTGACTTATACTTACTTTCTCCCTTTCTATAATCGGGGGAATAGAATATGAATTTAGCCCAATCCATATCCGAAATTGGAATAAGATCCAACTGAACTATCCCATTAGAAGCATCACCCTCTATTGGCCATCCAATCGAAATGACGTTTATTCCCCTCATTAGTTTAAGGTCTGGCACAAAACCGAGTTTATCCTGTAGAGTTTCAGAAAGAATTTTATAAAGGGACCCTAATACATCATCTTCAGAAACACCCAAGCTTTTTGAAAGGAATGCTTTATCAATTCCAAGATCTATATCACCAGAGGTATCATTTTGACTTTTTTTCTTTCCTATACTACCGATTATAAGGTATTCCTTATCTACCTTCCCGCCACCCAAAAGTGGGAAAAGAATTTTCTCAATAGATTCTAAAGTTTTCGGTACCTCGGACTCCTTAATCCTCCTTGACTCCTTAATTGCAGCACCACCTTCAAAAAGTGATACGAAATCTCCAAATTTTAATAAGTTATTTGCCATCTACATCAAAATAATTTGAAGCGGAGTAAACATAGTCTTGGTAAAGCTTCTGATCTCTGCCCTCTGGATTTCTAATATCAAACTTCTTCCCGAAGGTCGATCTGCCTTTTAGAATGGCATTTCTATAGAATTCTTCGTAATTTTTTTCCTTGTTTTTACCAGAAGCCCTAATTGAATCTCCCCATCTAGAAAGAACCTGTTCTTTGTTTTTTTCCAAACCATCAGCATCCATACTTGCTGCTTTTCCAGAATCGAATAAATCTGCTATCCCCTTTCCGACTTTTTGTATTCCCTCAACAGCTCCCTTCACAAGCCTCTGTAAAGCTCCGCCTTCATCATAAGCCATTTGATATAGCTTTTCCTCGCCGGTTTCAGCTTCTATCCTCCTTCTGATTTCTTTGATTCTGTCACTGGCTCCGGGATAAATCTTATCTCCCCTGCTTTCAGAAAGAAATTGTCCGAAATTTTTAAGGTTCTGCATATTTTTCCTCATTTATCCTATATATCGGACTCCAGGATCAAAGCTTTACTTTAAAAATCTTGTACTTGAATTTTTCGTTCTTGTAGATCTCTATCCTAGCGTCACTATGTTTCAGCAGATAGTTCTTGTATTTAGGAGATGAAAAATCGTCAACAAAGTCAATTACATTCACCTTATCCTTACCTTCCATTTTCCTCATCCCCCTTCCGAGGCTTTGTTTAATTAATACCTCGCTCTTGTAAGATTCTACTAGGAAAATGTTGTGTAAGTTGTTAATCGAGATACCAGTAGAAAATGTACCATAGGTAGCAACAAGAATCTTATTCTCCCCATTAGCCATCCTAGATTTATACTCCTCTCTAAGTGATTCATCGGTATCACCATCTACATAGAATACTTCCTTGTCATTTGTTATTTCCCTTAACCTATTCCATATCTGCTTACCATATTCATCTTTTACAGACTGGAAAAGCACTAGCGAATTCTTGGAAGTCTTGGAAATAAAGTCAACTACGTAATTTAGTCTTTTATCGCTTTCAATTACAAGTTTTCTCTCCAGGTTATAAAGTTCGTTTCCCTCCAGGTTTTGTGAGTTAGCTTTGAGATCAGCAAGCTTTTGTTTAATCTCCGTATCTAGCCAATCAAGCCTTACTACCTTAATGTGTACTGGAGTAGCGTGTTTATTTTTAAACAAGAAGTCTGGAGAAATTTCTACCACAACAGGTCCCAGAAATTGCTGGATAGTAAGGTGGTCTGCAGATCCTCTTTTGGTAAGAGTACCAGTAAGGCCGAATCTCCATTTGCTATGCATACACTTAGCAACAATCTTCTTGATCGACATGGAGTTTGTGTGATGAGCTTCATCGACAAAAACAGCATCTATCTCATCAAAGAAATCATCATCTTTTTTTACAAGCGATTGGAACGTCCCTATAATTAGGTCACATCCCTCTCTGAGTTTACTTCCGCCACCTATCTGTTGAATACGAACCCCCAGTTCTCCTACACCATAGTCAATAAAATCGTCATTCCCCTGGAATACCAGGTTAGTATTAGGCACAATCATTAGGAACTTTCTAATAAGACCCCTCTGCTTTAAAAAAGCAAATATCATGAAGGATATTAGGGTCTTTCCAGATGAAGTAGCTATCTCAGAAACAGAGTATCTATACTTAACAATTTTCCATGCAGCTTCAACTTGATAATCCCTTGGGGTTATCTCCTTATCCCCAAAAAATTCATCCACCCATCCCTGGAATTCCTCAAGGGTGAGGTCATTTAAAATTAGATTTTCTAAACCATCTATGTTTATCTCAATACCAAACTCCTCACCAATCTCAAGAACTTCTCTCCAAAGACCAATTGGAACTTTCCAAAAAGGCCCTCTCTTTTCTATGAAACAAATGTTGCCGTCCCATATTTTCTTTTTCACAAGCGGATGGAAATACCAATTGTGTATTTTTTTGGTTAGCGAGATCTCAATTTGTCTTTTTTCTACCTCGTCATTTGCCTGTGCAAGTATAAGCCATTGTTGATCTTCTGATACGTTAAACCTCAGCATTATTTCACTATTTTATTGTACTCGCTCTGAGGTATTCTTCTAGAGCAATACGAGACTTTATCCCATAAAGCATATGATCTACAGTTTGTATAGTTTGGTCGATGAATTTTCTGTGTCCCTCTACAAGTTGTATTTTTTCAACGATGTCTGATACATCTCCCTCTATTAGGAGCTTAGTTTCATTAGACCCATATCTTACATCGCTATTAACCGTATAATCCTTTAATTTTGCAGCCCTCATTTTTCTCTCCTTTGTTGCAAGCTTACTTACAATTTGTGCAAGTTTATAACTATACTCTAGGAGTATTTGTCTAGTAGAAAAAAGTTCCACCTGGGCCTCAGCAACCGTCTTTATGTTTTTCAGACTAAGAGAAATGACCTGAATTTTTTCCTTCCATTCCGCTCTTTCTCTCTCGAACAGTTTACTGTAATCTGTTTTCTGTTGTTCTTGTTGTTCTGACATATTAGAATAGTTCATTGCCCTTTTTATTAGGCTTTTTTCCAAGTTTTATTTCTTTTACCGATAACTCTACAAGTCTAGGTTTTCCAATATCTATATTAACTTCCTTGATCTCCAGAGACTCAGTTTCCAGTCTATCCAAAAATGAGACAGGGAATTTCAAATCTCCATCGTCATTTTTTAAGCTTTCCTCCCACTCTTGGGTTTGATCTACAGTTGACATCTCAAGCATATATGAAATCGGATAAGTCCAATATTTCTTCAGTAAAGTAGTTATCTAATCTCCTTATTTTTATCCTCTTCGCCCGAAGGTAATTTACGAGATCGTTTAAATCCCATTTCTTATTTATCGGTAGATCGTGGTCAAGCAAAAACTTTTTCCAATTAAACACCTTTTTGCCCTGCGATAGCAATTCCGAGTGCTTTTGTCGTCCAGCATTATCCCAATCGTACCAATATTGTACATTCTCTACATCAAATGGAAACTTATTCTCTATAGAGCAAAGTGCTACTGAGTTTTTCCAAAGCCAAGAATCCATCGGTCCTTCAAAAATTGTAATGGTTTGTTCGAACGAAATCCTCCCTACATTGAAAACAAAAGAGACAGGATCTATCTTTTTAGCCTCCTCCACAATGTTTTGATCTTGGGTTTTTAGAAGCTTTTCCCAAATACCGCTAAGCTTATATGTGTAGTACTTGGAACCATATGAAGAATTCATATTCCTAAATTGAAGACCTAGTATCTCATTGTCTTTGGTTAGATTTAAAAGGTACAATTTACCAGTTTCTGGATCCCAAGCAAACTTTTCATCAGTGGATTGATTCCTTCTGATAAGATATTTTTCTATCTTTGACCCTTTGACCTCCTGAAGGTTCATAGCACTCATAAAGTCAGATCTTGGAATTACAAGGGATTTGAAATCAGCATCAAAAAACAAAGAAATATCAACGTCACCGTAAGTTGTTTGTCTCTTCTCCTTTCCTTTTTTTATAAGCTCAATGATGTCCCTCTTCTCTTCGCCATCAAGCTTAGTAGCGACACTGAAGTCTCTGAACAAACTATAAGCATCCTTATAAATACCACAACCCCCGTTGTAACATTTATATGTAAGGGTGTCAAGATAGAAATTGCCCCTCTTTTTTCTAGGATTAGAGCTATCACCACAATAAGGACAAGAAATGTTAAGCCTATTTACAGCTTCATACATTTTTTGCTTTCCTACGTTACCAGCAAATTCCTTTCTTAAAATATCCCCTATAAGTTCCTTAATTCTCCCAAGATCCATAAAACACAATTATAATTTATTACCAACCAGACAAAAAAAGAAAAGGGGGCAGCAATTCTAATTGCCAGCCCCCAATTCAAGGTAGATTTAGAGATCTGCGTATAGGTCGTCTAAAGACGAAGATGTTTCTGGTGCTGATGGTTGTTGAATACCTGCACTCGGTGCTGGGGTAGAATCAGATCCAACTTTCGTTGAAGAAGCCTCTTTGTAAATTTCATTAGACGAAGAAGATGAAGTTGAAGGAGATGTTGTTTTATTAGCGCCTCCCAAAACTTCATTTACCAACCTGCCATCAGGTACCGTGTTTTGGATAATATTCATAACACGATCGGTAGTTTTTTCGTCCCAATCTTTGTACTCAAACTGTGTAAGATTGTCTGGCCCAGTTTTGAGGTATTCCATGATGGTGTTCATATCATCCTGGTTTTTCTCCATCTTTTTACCGTTGATCTCGACTGGTGTTCTGTCACCAACAAAAGAACAAAGATCGTAGTTGTTCCATTCTCCAACTTTTCTTGTATGAACTGAGAAAAGCTTTCCTTCAAATAGATCGTACGGGTTGCAAGCATCCCCATATTCTGGTTTTAGCTGTGCTTCAAGCATATCATTTAGTTTTCTACCAAACTTAAAAACCATAATATTACCCTCCAATTCAGGATTGTGCTTGTCTTGCACAATTTGAATTAGTGAATAGTAGTCTTCCTTTCTGGAGAAGCTTTTAGACAATTCCTGATCTGCAGCAGAATGAGAATTCTTTAGCTTCCAGAACATGTCTTTCAAAACAGATTTTTTACCAACTGTCGAAGGACAGTCTACTGGGAATCCATCTCCAGTGCTTGGATCGTTTAGGTAAACGTAATACTTGTGAATTTTTGACTTTGTAGGGTCAACGTGATTAGGAAGAAAGCGGATCAGCGACTTGTAAATTCCATCCTTTCCGTTCTCCGGATATGGTTTGTAAAATTCTGTTCCCTCTGAATTCTCCTTTTTTGTTTTCGTTACGAACGCTTCTGCGTCCAGGTTGAAAATGTCTAAATTACTCATGATTCTCTTAATTATTTTTTTAAATCCTTTATTTAATCTCTAAGTGTCCCAAAAGTTTCCCTTAGATTGTATATATGCATAATTTTTTTTATCTATTCGTTCACCTGTGGATTCAATTTCCCACACTCTCTTACCTCTTAAGGATACCTTTACCATAGGGCGGGAAAGGTTAAATTCAGAATTAAGTATATGATGCTTTAAAAGTGTCTCTGGGTGAAAGTAAACACCAGAGAGAATGTATTCTTCCATCATCTCGTAGAGTTTTGAGTAGTGTTCCATTGCTTCCCTACCTCCCCATGCAAAAATATCATTAACCCCGCCCTTCCAATCAAAACCGGGAGGAATACATATAGTTTTTAGATTTGGATCCAAAGGGATGTCGTTGTGGATTTTTATGTCCATTCTTCCTTTTATAATATAATCATATCTCTCACCAGTTAGGTTTTCATACTCCTCTAAAAGGAGAAAGGACTGTCTTATCTTATACCACATCAAGAAAACCGAAACTGGATTTATCTCACCAGTTTGTGGGCCATAGCTTTCAAACGACCACGCTTTATCTATTATCCTTGATATACCCGGGGATTCAAACTTGTCCATCTTTATGGTTACTGGAGAATAAAGACTTGCTAAAGTGTCGGTGCTTAGGGTGTCAGTAAGGTGGTGTGTTTCTGCATGAAGGGAATTTTTTATAGTTTCAGATGGGCTCCAGGTAGATATAAAAACATCTGGCTTAAACCTATCCAAAATTCTGCCTTTTAAGTAGGGAAAGGTTTCTTTTGCCTCCCTAATCTGGCCAGGAAGTAAAAGAGCTACTTTCATTTGTACTTAAAAATTTGTACTTCTCTATATAATCTGAGCAAATTCCACAACATCCGTTAACAGGATCATCATAGATCTCAGGAAGAACTGCGATACTTTTATTTATGGGCTGATTTCCAGGGAAAGCCCAAATGAAAGACTTAGAAGTAAGAGTTATTCTGTCTTGTTCATGCCAAAATACATTGAATTCAACATACTCCTTTAGATACACAAGGGCAGAGATGTTTTTGCAGTGGATCCAAAGGTTGTCTGATCTCTCCATAAGCCAATCTAAGGAGACCTTAGAATTTGGGGAATCGTGTCCTAAATAAAGTGAAGATCCAGATATCCAAACATCTATCTCCACATCATAACCAAGATCAAGAGCTTCTTGTATGTAGTCAAGGTTGTTCTCTCTTGATGGTATTGGCCCCTTTATATTTCCCCGGTGTGATATTAGTCTCATCCTAAAATATCCTGTAATCTAGGTCTTTAGAAAATGTTCTTTTTCCCCATTTCTTTATGGCACAAACATATTCCTCTTCTTGGAAATCATTATTGATGGCTTGCTTCATTGCCAAGCCACCAGCTCTAGTTCCCATTGGATGTCCATGCATAGCTCCTCCAACATTAGCCATCCAATCCACACTATGTATAGATTCATTGATATAATCAACCAGACCAGGATGCATTCCACAACTGAGAGCTGGAACTATATTGTAATGCCAGAGGACTTTTAGAGTATCCCGTATCTCATCATCATCCTGGTTCATATAACCTCCAATCATTCCAGCATGTATAGAATCCACACCAGACCATCCAGCAATTTTACAAATCACAGGCCAGTAGATGTGGAATGGTGCCCTTTTGTCAGTAAAGAATTTATCACCACTTTTTTGAAAATGTATCCATAGGTTAGGGTTTTGCTTCCTTATAGCACGATATACCCCAAGACCGCTCCAGACATTTATGTGGATTCCGTTCCCGCCATTATTTGCAACAAAATTTGCTCTCTCCAAAGCATATGGGCTATCACCATTTATACAAAAGCAATAAATAACATCTGGTGCATTCTCTTTCAACCAGGAAGAAATAAGTGGAACCCTTTCCTCAAAAGGACAATGACTAGGATTCCCTAAGAGCTCGTCTTCTTTTATGAAATTAACTCCTCCGTAGACCATCTCCTTTACTGCCTCTAGAAGAACCTCCGGACTCATACCAACTTTAGGCTTAATAATACCCCCAAAGAATGGCTTATCTATAACATTATTGAATCTTCTAAACCCATCTATACCATAAGCAGGGGCAAGAGAAAAATCAGATTCTACCTTATCAGGAAGGCTAATATCTAAAATATGACATTTTACAATTTCTTCGATGTCCACCTGTCCACCAGCTATATGACAAAGAATTTGGGATATTCCATCCTCCTCAAGGTTAATATTGTCAAGAGGGAATGCAATGGAAACTTCCCCAGATTTTTTTTGGGATAACTTCTTCTCGTCATCCAAAACGAAGCAGCTGTGATCCAAAAACATCTGATCGGTTTCCCAAATGCTCCTATTATTAGGATTGCCAATACTTTGACCTATTGCAAGATTCCAGGAAGCATCCCTTAATGATGTTTTAGCCTCTAGAAAATATCTTACTACAAAGTACTTTTGAACATCCAACGATTCTTCTTTTGTGAATATACTTATCATTTTACAATAAATTTATCTCCTGGTACTGATGGAGTTTTTACTATAAAGACCTCGCAATCTTCAAGAAAAACTGGGTCCGCAACTTCACCTTTCCTAAGTATGAATATGTCGCCTGCTACTAATTCAGTTCCTTGTATAATCATTTTACCACTTCTCAGGAAATTTATTTCATCCGCCTCCTTGTGATAATGCTTAGGCCAATCTTCACCTTGGATATGCTTCTTGTAGCAAACCTCAAAATCACTTGTAGGAAAAGCAACAGGAGAGAAATTACCTGCGTACCAACCTCCTTGCATATTATCAATCTTAAATACTTCCATCAATTTACAATTCCTAAATATCTTTTTAAATCCTCGGGTGTACCGATCGGAAAGTGAAGGTTATAGAAGAATGGAAGTATTTTCTTTCCCTTTTTTATAAGATAATTATATGTAGGGGCAACATAGAATTCGTTGTTGTAGCGATCGTTCAGTAAAATCATCTCCTCCGCAGAATGAACGAAATCTGATCCTTTGCTCCAAAAGTGTAATCCATTGGTAGCAATGTTTGATATTACTATTTTTTCTTTGACATCACAAACCTCGCCGTTGGGATCCAATTTTACATAACTGTTCTTCTTAGAAGATGAAAGAAAACATCCAAGCAATCCGTCACATCCAGTAACCCCGACAAAGTCAATAATGTTATCGAGATCATAATCCAATATAACCTGGTCACAGTTGATGACCATCAAAGGATCTTCGTTGTTTATTAAATCCTTTGCAACCAAAACAGTAGAAGCGGGTCCTTCAGTTAGCTTACTAACAGATCTTGTTTCATAAGTAATATTAAGATCACTTATGTGTTTCTCAAAATCTGACACGGACACGAATTCCTCGTTGATAACGAAAATGAAATTAGCAGAGGGATGATTTAGGTTCCTCACCACTGCTTTAATCATAGGTTCTCCGTTAACATCTATAAAAGGCTTCGGAGTTGCATAGCCTGCATCAGAAAACCTTTTTCCTGCACCTCCGAGAGGTATAAGTATATTAATCTTCACTTTTTTCTTTTATAGAGTCATATAAATAGAGACAAGTCCAAGTAGCATCTATAATGTCATCGAGTGGCTTGTTCACATTACCCGAAGGTGTAATCCATTCGTCCTTATTGTCATCTAATATGTTAGTAAAAGATTTTAGATTAGTTTCCAGGAATTCCTTTTCAACAAGAGCGTTATAGAGTTCGTGCTTTTTAGCATTGCCCTTGAACGCAAACTTTTTTATTGAGGTTGGAGAATAGACATAAAAGTTGTCGCTACCTGTGTGATCTACAATCTTTTTCCTAAGCAAAGCAGTAGCCATAGAAATGTCAATGAGAGCGTTACCGTTGGAAGCAAAGCTTAATCCCTCCATAGCAACTATAACGTCATCACCACCACAAATATCTTCTATCTCCAACCAAAATTTATCCACGAGATCTTGGAAATAATCGATCTTGATTCTTTCCCTCTCTGAATAATCCTTTGGCATTTTATCTTTGCCCATGAAAAGGAGTACATAATCCTCAGACTTATCCTCAGATAAAATGTGATAAGGCTTTTTGGTATTCTTCTTTAGAGATTCTGGTGTCCTTTCACTTCTTGTTAAGGATCCCCATGTAAACTCGTTATCTCTAAAAACACAAAATGCTGGGGAGTTAAGTGAAAAGTCTATTCCGACTAACGTTTTCAAAATGAAATTATTTAAAAGTGCAACTTATATATCGACACAAAAAAGCCCTCCACATTGGAAGGGCTTTGGTCCTCGGATAAACATCTGAGAAGGGGCGTACTTAAAGATCTATTACATAGAAGGCTTTACAACCTCACCTTTTTTACCGGTATAGTTGTAATCATTGATAAGCTTATCGTAGCACTTCTTCATCTGATCATCAGTCAAACAATCAACGATGTCATTTAAAACTCTTTGATCGTTTCCTGAAGCAGCTACCAAAAGGTCCTTCATATGTTGTTTCAAATCGTCCTCACCATACATTGGTTGGCCGTATTTCATTTCATTAATCTTGGTTAAATCTGAGAACTTTTTCATGTCTTAGTATTTTTTGTATTCTATATATCTTATCTTTCCTTGCCAATTTCAAGATTGAGTCCCAAATAGTTACATTTGAATCCAACGTTGAAAGTGTAAACCGATGGGGTGTTCTGGGTGTAATTTAAATTTAGCTCAGAGAATGAAGTTAGTGTTACTTCCTTAAACATTACAGTGGAAATAATGTTACCCTCATTATCCAGAGTTCTAAGAGGTAAATTCTGAATATAGGTTCCAGGATTCTTAAAATCCAAATAGCTTAATACTGTCTCAAGCATTATAAAATAGTTTATAAACCCTTCCGCTATTCTAAACGATATCTGAAACTCTCTATTGAAAAGATCTTGAACCGGAGTAGCACTTTGGTAATTGATCCTTTTACCCAAGGTTCTTACCTGCTCAGACTGATCCATACTCATTGAAGGAAAAGTAACACTCTGTATAGTACTGTTCATGTATGAGGTCAGCGTATCATATGGAGTAGGCTGTTTCTTTAGATAGTCGATATATTTTTGATGCACGACATCTGGAAAGAATCCCTTGGGAAAAACAAAATAAAAGCTGTTAGCCCTTGCGTTTAATATGCTCATCTACAGTATTTTTTAAAGGGGACCGAGTATCTTCTTTCCTTAGACTTTCCTATTGCTTTACTTAGGTCATAGTCTCTAAAGTGATATAGGCCTTCGCTAAGTTGAGTTACTGTCCCTTCCATAGTATATACCCGACCTTCTCCTGTGTCCATGATATCCTCCACATCTAGATTACAGGAGGGAATTGTGGTCCTCGGTTTGGATTTCCGCTGTCCCCTCCGGTTTGATTCGAAGAGGATCCTTTATTAGCTGCGGATCCACCATTAGTTCTTCCCGCAGATGTGTCTCCATAGCTTAAAATCAAAGCTAAGTCATCCCTGCCAAATATTCCAGCTACCGCATTTGTAAATTCTTCTTTTGTAATACCACTGTAAAGCTTATATCCCACCGAGGATGGATCAAGGAAATACGAAAGAATTTCTGGAGTAGACCAACCAAGTTCTACCTTTCCTTGCACATCCGAAGCAATAGCTTGTCTACGTTGAACAGGATTCAAATTGCCATAATCTTGGCTAGATACGCTATTCGTAGAAGTGGTAGCTGGCGTATTAGCCTGTCCACTTCCTGAAGCTGATCCATAAACTTGCCAAGAACTCTTTGATGTTGTTTTAGTTGTTTGTGTTTGTGTTGGGAATAAATCTAGTATAGTTGGAGTTTCCGTAGTAGCTGTGGATGTAAGGACACCAGTATCCCCGGTACTAGGAATAGAGTCACCTTCAGCAACCCAATTACCCCAATATAAAACCGAAGAAGATTTAGCAGATATCCTCGAGGTTCCAACTTTTAAGGCAGACTCCTGTTCGGATATTATTGCCTCTTGTGCTCTTATCTCAGTTATAGAATCATTCAAAGAGAAAGATCTAGCTGCAAGCTTTCTAGCCGCTCCTCTTATCCTAGAAAATCCAGTCTTTTCTGTGTTTGAGTTAGCCTCAATTGGACGATTGGAAATATAGAATTTCTTATTGTTAAATTGAAGTATTTTTGTTGCAAGTGTCTCATCAACTTTAAATGCAATTTCTCCTTTTGCAGGCTTAGCAATATTGTTATCCACTATCGAAGGTGCACTGACCTTTTTGTTTTGATTGTCTACAAAAACCATAGAATATTCTCCAGATGAAGATAGGTCTATATTCCTAGTTGTTCCGTCAGTAGCTTTTTGGAAAAATGTAAACTTGAAATAATTATCAAAAGGACTTATCTCTATATAGGCCTTACCCATTCCATAAGAAAGAGAAGCTGTAGCAGTTGTTTGGTTTCCAGTATCCTCTCTCAGGGTGGTTCCACTAACTACAAGATTAGTGAGGGATGTATTTACTAGGGTTCTTTCAATAAAGACATTTGAAAATTTAGTTATTTCCTTCGGACTAATTTGATTAGAAGGTATTGTTAGGTTAGTTGATCCAGCTACCTTATTGTATATTTTCTGTTGCTGAGGAAGTACCTGGAGTTGCAATGGCTGAATTTGAGCTCCATACCTACTCACATCGCTTGAAGTGTACGTAGCAATTCTTATCAGTCTAGATTGATCTTTGTTATTTACTAAGGTCATAGTGTACCTTAAAGTAAATGAGGAAGCTACAGAGGGATATCTAACTATAGGTCTTAGCAAATTAGGTACATCATAAGCAGTAGTTTGGATATTACTAAAGTTAGATGTATTTAGCAAAGCTCCACCAACCTGTTCAAGGGTTTCTATTGTGTGCTGGAGGTAATAGCTATTTCCTATCGAATTTTGGAAGAGGATAAAATCTTCAGGGAATCCACCATCGTCAGTTGCGAAATACTCAAAGTAGTCTCCTTGATCGGAAGGAGCTATATAAGCACCAATGTTTTTAAAAGGATCCGTTGATTCAAGCGAAAGAGCTGCCAACAGATCAGAACCATAAGTATCATATCCATTAGTGGTTGTAGTACTTAAAATCTGGTATGCTTTAATTCTTATCGGAGATGCAGTTTGATAACCCCTTCCACTTTTGGAGGTCAAAGCTGCAAGGGTATTACTTTTATTTGAACCAGATGCTGCACCATACTTATTGTTCATATCAACAAGACTTGGAATTTTCACTTCATAGTACTTGTCGTATATGTTAGATCCTATGGTTACCGGATTAGGATTGAGTGTATAAGTTTGTGATGATCCTTTTGATAACTTAATTTGGGAAAATGTAACATAAGAACCATTAACATCCAAATACTGTACTTGGAGTATTAGTCCATCAATATTGTCCAGGTTATATCCAGCAAGAATGTGATATCTAATTGAATCATAAATTACACTGATGTTGGATGGGAATGCTATCCCCAATTCCGATGTTGGGGTAAGATCAGAATTAAAGTCATTATAAGGAACTATCAAACCAGGATCCAGTGTAACGAACGTATTCTGGTTTGTTTGTACAACGCTGTTGTTTCTTGTATTCTGAGTTGTAGATTGATCCTGATCCAAATTCATTATTTGGATGTCATCAGAAGGTTGTCCGTTATCATCTTCAAGAACACCATTTACCAATTTGTTAAACCCAACAGCAGGAGATCCAGTATTCACAAAGTATGACTCCGGATTAGGTTGGTCAGCATATAGGTACTCCATTACCAAATATGGAGCTAACTGTACAAATTTTGATGTCGTTGAAAATGCCATTTTTATATTTCTTTATTTACCAAATTGCAAGAATTTTGGGGAATAGTAAAGGCCAACTCCAATGATTGGGCCAGCTTGATATCCGTCAGTAGCCAAAGACATACCATAACCTACACCTACCCCTATTCCAAAGGGTTTCCTTGCACCCCTCAAAGCCTTACGTGTACCTGGATCGTCAACCATATCTAAAGCCTGTATATCATTAAATGAAATACCTGGAAAGGATGTGGAAGCTCTCACAAAAAGTCTACCAGTTTTGGGATCTCTGTATAATCCGGCTACTAAGTCTATCTTCTGTTCAACTGTCATATTCACCGACCCAGGATTTATTAGGGTTATTCCTTGTCCGTCAAGTACAGTATCAATCATTGTATAAGGGAGCCTTCCTCTTACCCACAATCGGTTAGTTCCGGGCAACGTTGGATTATACGTGAAACCTAAATAACTAGTGTCAATACCTATTTCATTTTCAACGGGGATAATGATTGTTGTATCCCTATAAACAACCTGAGTCTCAATTACAATCCCCGGCTTTTTATTCTTAGCTAATTCTAGTTGCTTAATAAGAAATTCCTGTTCCTCAGAAAGCTCATTATACTTAAGCTGGAAAGCAGATTTTTCAGCAAGAGCGTTTCCAAGTTTGGACTTTACAGTTCTTACGCTGTCTTGCTGAACCAAAAGATTGTTCATACTTCTCTCAGCTTCTCTTTTGGCATCCTTAGATATACCACATTGTCTTAAAAGCAAAAAAGCCAGTGCTGCGATCACAGCAACTGGTGTAATTTTGTTGTTCAGCAGGGAGGTTATCTTCGATAGGGTAGCTATCATTTCATATAAATTAATTTAAATGGATCGAGCTTACCCTCTCCATATTTTTCTTTTAGCTTTTGAACGAAGGCATGTTCTTCATCCCTAAGTCTTTCAAGCTCCTTCACTAAAGACCCAGCTTTTATATTTAGAGATTCCATTTCCTCCTGCACAGTTTCTATTTCGGCTCTTACAACAGAAAACCTATCTTTCAAAAAATTAGCTTGATCTTTTTCTTTTTTCGTTAAATCCATGGTAACTATATTTATCTAAGTTGCAAAATGCTATCTAAATTAAATGCTATGGAGATAAACCTCCTCCCCCAAGTCCATCATCTAAGCCAGATGCAGCCTGATCAACTGAAATGGTATATGTAATCCATCCACACTTATAGTTATCGTCAGAGAACGCCTGGTAGTGCAACTTTGCGCTTACTACTGATGGGAAAAACGTTATTCTAATATGTTGGCAACCAGATGTTCCAGCCCCATTATCATTGATATAAACTTTCTGTGGTGATCCAAGGAAACTTGATTGTTGAACAACCCTAATTCCGCCAAAAGAATAATTTGAGCTATTTAGGAAAAAGTCAAAAGTTCTTGACTCTACACCAGAGCTAAAAAGTCCAGAAGCCCACGAATAATTACTTCCAAAGGACAACAAAACTCTATTAGCTTTACCGTTGGCTGAAGGACTTCCGGATGGTGGAGGAGTAATAACACAAACATCATTTGTCGGATTACCACAAAGTATGTAGCTATCAGACCCATCAGATAAGAAATTCTGAGATGTTGTAGTAATGCCCTTAACAATCTTTAATCCAGTAGCACCAACAGAGCCAAAAGTAAATTTATTCTGTCTGGAGGAAGTTACAAAACTTTGACCTGTTGTGTTTAGCACCTGTAGCAAATTATTGCTTGTTTCAGACGTAGCTTGAACACTTACACCATCACCAGATCCAGAAAGGCTTGCTAAAGGAACATAAGGGTTAACTGGTGCAGCAATATATCCAGTACCACCCGGTACAGATAGAACAACACTAAAATTGGATGAACTTAAATTTACCTGACTAGAAGTAAAACTAAGCGTGGACGGAGTTGAAAATCCAAATGCTCCACTTGTTCCAGTAGCAGCTGTAAAATTAGCAGTACTTTGGGAGGATCCAACAATATTTTGACCAGATGTTTGTAAAGTCATAGTTCCACCTGTAGCAGAATATGTTGACGAAAGACCGCTTTGTAGTCTTATCTCATTTGGAAAATACCATCCATGATTATAAGAAGAACCTGTTTGAGTCCATTTAAAAGATGCAATTCCACCAGGAGTTTGTGTCAAAAACGTTTTAGCAAATCCAACAATAGGTAAATCTGCTGTTTGCGAAGTATCAGTTGAAACCATAACTTTAGAAAAGTTTGGATTCATGGATGATGTTGCACCAACCGCATCAGAAAGCACAAGATCCTTAGTATTCTGACTTCCGTTTATATAGATTGCATTATTTGAGGTAGAATTACCAGGACCAGAAATACCAGTTATGGTAGAAAAAACACCGGATGAAAGAAGAGTCTGTCCACTATTGACCCAAGATCCCGAGGTATAAACGTAAACCTGCTGACCTCCAGTAACCCCTATGTTAATCCAAATATCACCATTTTGAGATTCAGAATCACTTGGTTCGGTAGAGGAGAAAAACCAATCAGCAGCTCTTTCGCCAGTTGCACCTGCTTCACCATCTC